GATGATAAAGATGAAACCAAAATAAAATCGCTTACCGAAGAAATTGAACGTTTAAACATGAAATTATCAGAAGCTGAAAAAAAAAAAGCAGCAGTGTGTGAAAAAAAAGATGGTGATGCTGTCGCTGATAATGATGATGATGATGATGATAATGATGATGATGATGATAATGTAGTGAATAATCCTGTTATGACAAACGATGCACCAGCAAAAGATGATATTTCAGAAATACAAGTAGAAGAAGGTGGTTTTTTAGCACGTATTGGCGGTGGTTTAAGAAGCATCATTGGTGGTAAACGAAGACGTAGATCACGTAGAAAACGCAAATCGCGTAAAACAAAAGGCAAAAAGAAACGTTCGCGTAAAAGAAAATCTCGTAAAAAAAGAAAAACACGTAGACGTAGAAAATAATTTAGCAATTATTATACTATAATTATTAATCTAATAATAGTATATACAATGCCTAGAAGAAGTGTTAGAAGAAAAAGAAGTAGAAAACCAATGAAGAAAAGAAAAAGTTTACGTAAAAGAAAGATGCGTAAAAGAAAAACAAAAAGAAGAAAAAGCCGCAAAGGTAAATCACGTAGAAGAAGAAGACGTAGAGTTACCTTAAAAATTAATGAAAGAATTAATATGAAAAAAATTCAGAGTGGTGGAAATTTTAAAGGAATTATGCGTAGTATGGGTTTGGGTGATGTAAGTTTAGCCAGTTCCGGATTAATGAATACAATTAAAGGTGGATATCAAACTTATATAGGTGGAAATGATTTTCAATCCGCATCACCCATTAATCAAAAATTAGATGGAAATATTACAAGTGGTGTTGTTCCAGATGTTCCGGCCCAAATGGAAGCAGCCGCTGGAACATTGCAATAGTCATTATATAATTTTATTAATATATATTATATAATGAAATTAAGAAGTATTACCAATAAAATAGTATCTTTATGTGTTCCTGCACAATTTTATTTAGCAATATCAGCCTTAAGTATAATAATGATATTGACCCAAAATTTAAATGGGCAAAAAAATTATTGCTTGGGAAAATTTAAAGCCCCTTGTGATAACAAAGTATCCGCTTTTGCCATGAAAATTTTGTATATTATAGTATGGACATTTATATTGGATTATCTATGTCGCAAAGGTTACTCCAAAGTATCGTGGTTATTAGTTTTATTCCCATTTATAATGATGTTTGTAATAATAGGATCATTTATGTTAATGTCAATTCGTGGTTAAATAAATATTTTAATTATTAATATTTATTTATAATTAAAAAAATATGCTAATGATATAATATATAATGGATTTTGAAAATATATCATGGGATATAATTGATTTGTATTTTAAGGATAATCCTAGTGTTTTGGTAGATCATCATTTAAAATCATATAATGATTTTTTCGAAAAGGGTATGTATAAGATTTTTAAAGAAAAAAATCCAATATCTTTTTTTAAAGATCAAAATAAAAAAACAAATAAATTCAAATACGAATGTAAAGTGTATATGGGAGGATTGGAAGGAACACGTATTTATATAGGAAAACCAGTAATATATGATAAAAATGGTGAAATTAATAGAAAACATTTTATGTATCCGAATGAAGCGCGTTTGAGAAATTTATCATATACGATGTCAATTCATTATGATGTGGATATTGAGTATGTGATAAGAACAAAGGGTCCAGGAGGTGAAGATTTAGAGACTAAGAAATTAGAAACATTGGAAAAAATATATTTAGGTAATTTTCCAATTATGTTAAGATCAAAGTTATGTTTATTAAATGGATTAACAAAAGATGTTAGACATACCATGGGAGAATGTAGAAATGACTTGGGTGGGTATTTCATTATAGATGGTAAGGAAAAGCTGATTGTGAGTCAAGAAAGATTTGCTGATAATAATTTAATTGTAAAGGATAAATTTAATGATATGTATTCACATAGTGTTGATATTCGTTCCGTATCAGAAGATATTTCCAAACCAGTAAGAACATTATCAGTTAGAATGGTAACAGAAACACCATCATTGACGAATAATAATATAGTAGTAGTTATACCAAATGTTAGAAAACCCATCCCATTGTTCATACTTATGAGAGCATTGGGAGTATTGTCGGATAAAGAAATCATAGAAACATGTATTTTAGATATGGAACGTTATGATTATATGGTAGAATTGTTTAGACCGTGTATTCATGATGCAAGTATTCTTTTCAATCAAGTTGAAGCCTTAAAATATATTGGAACCCATACAAAAGGAAAAACAGTTAATCATGCTATGGAAATATTAATGAATTATTTATTACCGCATATTGGAGAATTAAATTTCAAACAAAAGGCATATTATATTGGTTATATGGTGAAAAAATTGTTATTAGTTTATACAAAAAAAGAAAAACCAACAGATAGAGATAGTTATAGATACAAGAGATTAGAAACCTCAGGAATATTAATTAAAGATTTGTTTAAAGAATATTATAATTTACAGTTGAAAAATATATATTTAAAAATTGATAAAGAGCATTTTTATCATAGAGGAAATTATCAGGGGGAACATTTTATGGGATTAATACTTTATAATCGTGATTTAATTTTCAAAGATAAAATTGTAGAATCAGGATTTAAAACGGCGTTTAAGGGTAATTGGGGGTCAACGGCACATACAAAAAGATTAGGTGCGTTACAAGATTTAAGTAGATTATCATTTTTTTCTACTATTTGTCAATTAAGAAAGACAAATATTCCCATATCTGCAGATGGAGCTAAAATAGTATCACCTAGAAAAGTTCAGGGAACACAGTGGGGTAATTTTTGTCCAATACATTCGCCAGATGGTGGAAATGTGGGATTTCATAAACATTTAACAATATCAACAAAAATTACAACACATCATAGTGGATATCCATATATTACATTATTAAGACAATTGGGTATGGAATTATTGGAAACGTGTACTCCGCAACATATAGAATTATCAGTAAAACTATTTGTCAATGGTGCATGGGTTGGTATAACTAGAAATCCAAAAGAAATAATAGAAACATTAAAATTATATAGAAGAAATAACAAAATCAATATTTATACCAGTATATTATGGGATATTTCAAAAAAAGAAATTTGGATTAATACGGACGCTGGGCGTTTGTGTCATCCAGTATATTATATGTATAATGGTAAAATAAGTTTTGGAAATACGGAATTATTAAATAAATTAAAAAACAAAACATTAACCTGGAATCATTGTATTTATGGTTTGAATGAGCCTGGCGAACCAACTGATAATAGTATAAAAAAAATTAAACAAATAAGTGATAATAAATCTTGTATTATAGAATACATTGATTCGATGGAAGCCGATGGGATTATTATGGCAAAATTCAATGATAAGTTGGAAGATTATACATCCAAAAATATTTCACATGCTGAAATTCATCCATCGTTTATTTTTAGTGTAATGGCAAATCAAGTAATTCATTTACAAAACAATCCATATCCTAGAAGTGCTTTTTCGTGTGGACAGGGGAAACAAGCAGTATCCATGTATTCGACAAATGTAATGAATAGAATAGATAAAAGTGGAATTGTATTGAATTATGGTCAAAATCCATTAATTAAAAGTAGATATTTGAAATATATAACGAATGATGAACATGCATACGGTGAAAACGCAATAGTAGCTATCATGTGTTATTCTGGTTACAACACAGAAGATGCGGTTATAATAAACGAAGGATTTTTGAAACGAGGAGGATATAGAACAACCTATTATAATATGTATGAAGAAACAGAAAAAGAAGAAACAGTTGGTGATGTAACAATTTCAAATAATTTTGTTTATATTGATAGTGATAAAGTAATTGGATTGAAACCAGGTTGTAATTATAGTTATTTGGATAAAGAAACGGGAATAATTAAAGAAAATACGGAAATTGATGATAAAACGATAATAATAGGTAAGGTATCTGTAAATTCGGAAAATCCTGGTGAAATGATTGATAGTTCTAAAAAACCTAAAAAGGGTCAAAAAGGTTTCGTTGATAAATCATTTATAACAACAAATTCATTTGGTAAAAAAATTGCAAAAATAAGAGTTCGTGATGAACGAATTCCAGCAATTGGAGATAAATTTTGTTCAAGGGCAGGACAAAAAGGAACGGTGGGTATTGTAATGAAAGAATGTGATATGCCTATAACAAAGGAAGGTCTAATTCCAGATATTATTGTAAATCCACATGCAATGCCTTCGAGGATGACAATTGGGCATTTAGTTGAATCTCAACAAGCAAAAGTATGTGCGTTATATGGTGCATATGGTGATTGTACTCCATTTATTAATATAGGGCCAAAAGACAAAGAATATGGAGAGATGTTAGTAAAACAGGGATTTCATTCGTCGGGAACAGAATTTTTAATGAATGGTATGACCGGGGAACAAATGGAAACAAGTATTTATATAGGACCAACTTATTATTTGAGATTAAAACATATGGTAAAGGACAAAATAAATCATAGGTCAAGAGGTCCTAGAAATCAATTAACTAGACAAACAGTAGGAGGTCGTGCCAATGATGGTGGATTACGCATTGGGGAGATGGACCGAGATTGTTTAATAGCACATGGAATGTCTCATTTTATAAAAGATTCTATGTTAGAAAGAGGAGACAAATATTATATGGCCATATGTAATAAATCTGGTTGTCTATCAATATATAATAAAAGTAAAAATATTTTTATTAGTCCAATGGTGGATGGTCCTATAAAATTTGTAGATGTCTCCAAATACGATGCAAATATAGTTAATATAAGTAAATTTGGTAGAGATTTTAGTATTGTAAAGGTGCCATATGCGTTTAAATTATTAATGCAGGAGTTACAAGCAATGAATGTGCATATGCGTATAGTTACTGATAAAAACGTAGATCAATTGTTATCAATTAAAGGTGGTGATGATATTAAAACATTGACAGGATTGGAAAGTTATGATGATATAGTTGCGGTAATCAATAAAATAAAAGCAGAAACGATGAACGAGAAGGATACCGAAAAAGATAAAATGCGTAAAGAATTTACACCAATAGAAGCCGCGAAAGTTCATTTATTAAATGAAGGAGATCATATGATATGGGATAAAGATACCTTAGTAGGAAGACGATGGATTATTAAAAGCATAGATGATGAAGCAAATACGGTTACATTAGAAACAAATAATTTAGTTGGATTAACTTCTAATTTTATGACAGTAGATGCAAGTGAATTAAAACACGGAAAAACAAATGATTTTGTTTCTGAATTATTAAATGACGACGGGTGGGGCAATATTCAATCCAATGATATGCAAATGAATAAGGTAGCATATGACCCATTTGGTAATGTAGTAAATAAAAAAATGATACCTGAAAACATAGATATTAATATAGATATTGATAATTATGAAGAAACGCCACCATCTATATCAATGTCGTCCACGACATCTAGTCCCAAATCACCAGATTATAACCCATATTATCCACCGGGTGTTGTTCCAACGTCACCGGATTATGACCCAAATAATCCACAAATTCCTCCTCCTCCTCAGCAGGAGAAAACAAAAACAATTGCCGAAGAAAAAAAAGAACAAGATAAAGAAGAAATGCCTTTATTGAATGCGGTAGAAGATAAAGAAGGCGATGGTAGTGATGATGATGAAGGTGATGAATTTTCTGGTTTTCAAAGAGGTGTTTCAATTAAAAAAATTAATTAAATTGAAAATAATATAAATTTATAAATAATTATAATATAATGTCAACCGTAGCCAATAGTACAATTGTATCTAAAATATTTCGATCAAGAAAAAATATTTTAGATTTATTAAAACTTCGTGGATTTAACACGACAGATTACGAAAACTTTAGCATTAATTATATCCATGTATTATTTAAAAATGAACAATTGGATATGTTATTAACAAATGATGAAACAAATAAGAAAATATATATTAAATATCATTTAGGAACAAAACTGAGACCAAATCACGTATATGATATTATCGATGATTTATACCATAATGAGGAAGTTTTAGAAGGAGAAGATGAATTTATCATTATTACAAAAGAAAATCCAAACGATACATTAACAAAATTGATGGAAAGTATTTATTCACAAGACGAGATATATTTTAATGTTTTTCAACTTCATAAATATTTGTTTAATATTTTAGATCACACATTAGTTCCACCACATAGAATATGTACGGACGAAGAAAAACAAAAGTTGATTAAAAAATATAATATATTGAATGAAAAACAATTTCCAGAAATAGGTAGATTTGATCCTGTAGCCCAAGCGATTGGGCTAAGACCGAATCAATTATGTGAAATTACAAGATCGACTAGAACATCAATTACAACAAAATATTATAGATTATGTTATTAATTTATTTGAATATTATATATGGCATGTTATGACCAATATAAACCAAATGAAAAAACAATAAAATTATGCGAAGATGAGGAGAGGTTATTTGAAGTGGCTGATGCACAAATAAATAATTTTGAAAATTCTTTTTCTGATTATATTAAAGAAATTCATAAAAAACCACAAAGTATCGAATCAATTAAATCCACATATACAATTGCTGAAAATGAACTTAATAAACATATAAATAACTACAAAAATTTAGCAACAACAATAAAAGGACATATATCTAGTAAAAAAATAGCAATGCAAAATAAAGATGCTAAATTCGATTATATTAAACATGAAATATCGCAAAAAAAAAAACAATATAATAAAGATTATCATTCATATGATGCTTCTACGACATTAAAAAAAGATATCCACAAATCCAAACGTTATACTTTTTTTAATTTAGGATATTATTCCATTGGAACAGGATTATTAATATATTTTTTATACAAACAAATAAAGAATTAATAAAATACATTTTCTATCTTTATTCTATATAAAATGTTTTTACGCGATTCAAATAGTAAAGAAAAATCGTTAAATCAGGGCAATAAACTCAAAAAATTTTTTAAGGATATCAACAGATTAGTAAGTAGAAGTCGTATCCGTGAAGGATTTGATAGCGGACCAGACGACAATGATAATTGGTATAATGAGAATGTTTCTCCAGTAGAAGAAACGGTTGAAGGTTCGCCTAGTGGAAGTATTCAAGATAGAACAAAATCGTTCAATGACTTATTAAAATCTTATGTAGATAAATCTACAGAATATTATCAAAAACAAGGAGCGTCAGCCGGTAAAGTAGCTGGTGTATATAAATTAAAATTAGTAAATGGAAATGCTGAATATTATTTAGTGAATAATTTAGGTATTGTTAGAAAAATCACAGCATATAAAAATTTTACAGACGACGACGACGACGACACAAGCAATTTTTGGAATCCTAAAAACGCTAGTAATAACGATAGTCTTTTCCCACATATATCGTGTGCGATTAAAGCCGGGACTAATGTAATAACAGCAGAAGAGTTAGAAAGTATGAATTATGATTCGGCGAATGATATAGGTAAATATGAACCATGTTTTGATAAAGTAGATATAGTAATTGCTGACGAAAGTAACGCACAAAATGTATACTATATAACAGATACTGGAAAAAAAAGAAAATTAGATACCTCATTATATAGTGATCCAAAACATGATAATCATAGTTGTAAAGTAAAAAATGAGAATCCAGCTACATATAATTCAAAAACAATAGACAAAATAGCGGATGGTGGAGATATAACAAATGTTACTGCTGAATGTAAAACAGGTAAAAGTGATGATTTAGGTGATCAAATTAATCAATTAAACCAAGATTTGATTCAAAATATAAAAGATACAAAAAGTGCGGTAGATAGAACTAGAGTTAACACAAAAAAAGTTGAAACACAAAATGTAAGCGCACGTGGGTCATTAAATACAAGTCATACAGCGTTAGTTGCTGAAAAGAAAAAATTAGCGGATTTACAAGGAAATACTTTAGCTTTAAAAAGAAGTTTTGAAGATTCAGTAAAAGATGCAAATGTTTTGAAAATACATTTTGCTTTATGGGTGTTTGCTTTTATTTTGACATGTGTTTTAATTTATTTAGATTATGATTCAATATATGTTCTCATAGCTGCGTTAGCTGTTATAGGTATTAGTTTTACAGTTTTCATAGTTCAACAAGTTAAAAAGTTGAAGAAAAAATTATCAGAAACATTGTATAAAAGAAAACAAGTAATAGATACATCAAAAGACAGTTCCAAAAAAGAAGAAGATGATAGTTCACTATGGGGTAGTGGAGCAAATCTCACAATAAATGTAATGAGCAATGCTCAAAACGCAGCAGTTCAAGAAGTATAATTTTTTATCTTTTATTTATATATATTTAATTATGGATATAAATAAATTAGTAAAAGACATAACAAATGTATTTAATGGAAATACACATTCAATAAAAAGAAAGAAATATGATGATGATTTGAGCGATGGTATTAAGTATTTAAGCAATAAAGATAAAAGATTAAAACATTTAGAAAACCGCATTCAAATGGTTTCGGGAAACAATGTTGAAGGAATGGAAAATATTGATTATATGGATAAGGGTCATAGACAAGTTAAAAATTTAAATGATGATGATAAGCAATTTTTAAGTGATAAAAAGAATAGTTATGAAGGACAAATAACAGATTATAGTAATAACATGTTCAATTTTATGAACAAACATACTAAAATTCTTTCACAAGTACAAGGAGATGAAGGGTGTTTGAATGATTGTGGTAATATTTTAGAATCAAATAAAAAGGAAGCTTGTAAAGTAGGATGTAAATTAAGACTACCTAAATTAGATAAAAAGGATATCGTGAAATGTGAAGATAAATATAATGAACAGGTTGAGCTTAGTGCTTGTAATCTTGCTTATTCTTGGAAAGATGCAGACGGAAATGAAATTAAAAATGATTTAACATCTGAATATGCTTTGTTAAACGAGCGAAATGCCGAATTAAAAACAACAGCGACAACTTTATTTAATCAAACAGCTATTTTACGACAAAAAAATAATAGTTTAATTCAAAAAACATATAATTCAGAAGCGTCCATGGGTAGAAGTCCAGATACATCAATTAATTCAAACGCCAATAGTAATATATACCAGGGTAAAGGTAAAATGAAAGAATTTGAAAATATTAAAGCACAATTAAAACCGGGTTCAAATCCAAACATTAGTTTAACACCGGCACAAATAATACTACGCATAATGGAAAAAGATAGTATAGCACGTTTAGAAGCAAACACAATGAGGACATATTTGTGGGTAGCAGGAACAATTGGAATAGTCGGAGGAACAATTTATTACATTAATAAAAATAGTGATTAATATATATTTTTTTATGACTAAATAATATATATGAGTGATAACGCTGAAGGAAGACAACAAGAATTAGAAAATCAACATGAAAGTATTATAACCCAACTTGATACATTAAAACAGATAGAAGACCATATGTATTCGAATATACAATCAATGAACGCCGACACGGATGATAATACAGACGAAGTTGATACATTAAAAAAGAAAATAGAACAATTAGTCGATGTTAGAAAAGGATTGTTTAGCCAATTAAATAATATGTATTCTTATGAACAAAAAATATTAGAAAAAAATAGACGCAATTATGTAAATCAAAGCGCAATGGCATCTGTATTAGATCTTGAAACACTTAATTTAAAAACAAAATACCAAGAAGTTAAAATGGATAAATTAAATAGATCACGAATGGTAGAAATAGGTAATTATGAGTATGATAGATATGATGAACATAAAAAAATATTTCAGAAACTCACATACGCAGCTGTAATTGTATTAGTATTTGTTATATTAAAAAAAAGACCATGGTTTCCGGGTTTTGTTTCAACAATAGGTATAATTTTAACCATAGCAATAACATTGGTTAATTTATCGAGTAAATTATTTTTTAATTTTTTCAGAAACGAAAGAAATTATAGCAAATTAGATGTTCCTTATAATGAAGGAATTAAGGATAGTAAATACGAGGGAAAAAATGGAAATAATTATAAATGCAATGAAGATGGTTGTTGCGGAACACCAGAAGATTGTTTAGAAGAGAGTTTCGTAGGTTATTCTTTAGACAATAACAAAGGTCGTCCATCAACCGTTTTGATAAGTCCTTCGCAACCAGGAAAATTTAATTCTTTTGCGAGTGTTTAATTTCTAATGAATATATAATAATGGCTGGAAATCAAATGTTGGGCAATTTAGGAACGATTAATAAAATGGTTGATTTTGCAAATAAAAATAGTTTTAAATGCGATGCGGCGTGTCAACAAAAAGCAAAATCAGCAGGAGATGCTCAGAATTTTAGTGTAAAAGTAAATGAATATGCTGCATTAATGGATGTTACAAAAAACACCAATTTATTAAGTTTACAAAAAAAATATTATGATTCATTGGGATCTGATAATTATGATAATATGTTGAACACAAAAACACAGGAGATGTGGCGACAGAAAAAGGCAATGCTGAAGCAGATAATGCAAAATTATAAATCAGATGTAACATCGCAATTGGATACGTTAAAAACTCAAGATACTTATGTAAATAAACACAGTATGATTGTTGATGAAGTATTAGTGGATGAAAAAAATAGAATTCAAAATAAAATTATAAAACGAAAATCAGATAAGAATATCAACAATCGTTTAAGTTATTATTATGAGCAAAAAATGTCAGGTATATTTTTATTAAATTTAATTTTATTAAGACTATATTATTCATTGATTGTTATTTTATTTATAGTTACATTTTTCAAACAACAATATAGAGAACCAATAGTGTTGGTAAGATTATTAATATTTTTTGCATTGCCATATTTATTGATGCCAAAAGTTAAAAAATATATTTAATAAATTATGTGTTATCTTTCATATAATTTATTCAATTATATTCTCAGTGATAGGTATAACCTCATTGTTGTAAATAATTTTATATCCCCACCATCCTTTCTTCTTATACACGCCAATTTTTTTATTTAAAAATTCATATAATTCTTGTCCTTTTGGGGTATTTTTACCATGATTTTCATTAAACCATTGTCTAAAATCATCAAACACTTCTTGTTTACCAAACATCATTGTATCGACTTCTGCTTTAATAATTCTTTCTTCAAAATATTCTGTGAAGAAGTCTTGCTTCTTTCTATATTTTTTACCCAATTCTAATACAGGGTCACAATCTTCCACAAGACCACCTGTTTTAAATGCTACTTCTACTAATTTTTGTAAAAACATATATTTCCATTTATTTAATTTTTCGTCAAGTTTCTTATCAATTAAGAATTCAAAATCATCTTCTTTTTTGGAAGGTTTTGCTACAAATTTAGATTTGAAATCACAAATACGAATTCTCCTCCACGTTCCATCATCATTCGATTTAATATCAAATAAATGATTTGTACATACAACTAAACTAAATTGTGGTGTAAATTTAATAATATCTGAAAATAATTTTCTAGCTGTAATTTCATCACCACCGGTTAATTCTTTCATTATACCTTCATTCAACGGAGCTGCTTTTTCAGGTTCTTGAATAACAGCATATCTCACACCTTTTAAAGCAGCTATGTCTGGAGAAGCTGCCCCTGCTGTAGGGCGTTTTTGTGTAATATATTGCAATGGAACGGAACCTTTGTAATCGCCCAAAATCAGGATCATGAATTTCACAAGCATAGACTTACCATTTCTACCGCATCCATTATATATATTAAATGTTTGGTTATCATTTGTTCCAATTAATCCTGATGCCAAATGCTCCCACATATACGATCTTAGTTCTTCATTTGGAAACAATTGTTCCATAAATGTATTCACATTTTTCAAATATTCAATATCTAACTCAGTATTCTCAGATTCTTTTTTAAACACTAAATTATTACATAATGAACAATAATCTTCAGCGCGTCCTGCGCGGAACACTTTTTCATTAAAATCAATAACTCCATTTTTACAACAAAATAAGTAAGGATTAGAATCCAATTTTTCTTCAAAACCTTCTTCATAAAATAATTCACAACATTCTGTCATTATGTTATTTTTAGAGCTAGTTTGTTTTAACATTACACTAATATCAGAAAGAGCGTGAATAGTTTTCATTTTTTTCATAACTGCTTGATCAATAGGTGTTTTTGTATTTTGATTTTTACTTTTTAATTTATTAATTTCATCTTGTTGTTGTCCTTCGGATGAATTATTATAACATACGTTTGGCACTTTGTTTTTAACTTCTTCGGCATTTTGATCTGCAAGGGCTGTTAATTTTTCTTTTTCTTCCCATGTTTTTCTCGAATAAATACCACTAATTTCAGTGCTCAATGATTTTCTAAGTGTTGTTCCTCTATCTAATGGCTTCCATCGACCATTTTTATATTCATACCACTCATTTCTTTTAATGCTAACGCATCTAAATTTATCTTTATACAGTTGATAAGCAACCATAGCGATATCGTGTGCTGTTTTACCATATGATTGACTTTTATATATATAATAATCAACAGTATTGTCCTTAATTTCTTTATATTTCCCCTTATCACATTCTTGAGCCCACCACATAATTGACTTTTCACTTAATCCATCTGTATTTTCTTTATATGTAAAATTAGACCATGTTTGCCAATGCTTTGCTATATCACTATCCCAATCAAAATCCTTCCATTGACTTGAAAACTTCATCCACGATAAGAACATCCTACTTTTTTGGTCATGAAACTGGTGTTTTAATTTTATATTATGTAATGCTAATCCTACTTTTAGCCATTTTTCAAACTGATTATAATAAGGTTGAGATAAAATCATAAGAAATTTATGAGTTTCATATAATAAGTAGTCTTCGGCATTTATTTGTGAAAACCAGTCTTCAATGGCAACATCCAATTCTTCTTCGCTTTTTATATCTTTATACATATCCGATGATATATTATCGATTTGGTTAAATTTATTGTGTTTTGGATGTTTATAAATTTTAATACTCTTTCCACCACCATTTTTTTTAACTTTATTATAAATAGATAATATTTGTTCTCGAAGTTCGTATGATATATGGTCAGGATATTGTGCCGAAATTTTACTGAATAATTCTCTAGAAACAGTAAAATTTTGAACTTCCAATTCGTATGGTCCTTCTTCATCGTCTGGTGTATTAATATTAATTTGATAATGGTGTGTTAATTTATAAGGTTCATTATCAGGTTTTTTAGACCCATACATTTGCCATTTAGTAGAACCTTTGCTAATTCCTTCATCCAATACTTCTTCATATGAATTTTGTAAATTTAGTTCTTCAAAAATTAAACTAATGTTGTCTAAAATTTTATTTCTTAATATTTGGCGTGCGAATTTATCGGATTTAATACCGATAATCATATGTATACCGTCTTTTGTGACGTTTTCTTTCATATTGACTCCATCTTTTTGAAATATAAATATTGGAAAACTAGTTCCAGGGGTCATATTATAAATTTCTAATAATTTATCCATATATAATTCTATAATATCATCAATATGTTCCTCAGTATGAACACGATAATCAATATCGGTGCTATATCTAAAATCAAAATCTTCTAGAATAGCACCACCATTAACTAATTGTGTTTCGGTCAAATATTCAGGTCTCTTACCAGCTATGACCGCGTTATAATATTTATCGTGAAACTTATCTATTTCGTCAGTAGGAACGTGATAAGAACCACCATATATTTTTTTATTTTTAGATGGTATTCTGGTGTGGGTTATACTAACATTTCCTTTTCTTTTGTAGGATTTAAGTGTGTTATCAAAATTAGGCATTTCTTTTATATTATTGAATAGATTTTATTAAGTCAATTTTTATTTATTATATAAAATTTAAATACTTTTTTAAAACGTATATTAAGTGTTAAAATAAGATATATAATAATTATTTAAACCTTTCTAAATAGTTATATAAATATATGGAAAACAAGGAAAAATTTATCCCAATGGATACAAAAAAACGCATCGCAAGAGATGTTATTAAATTAAATAAAAATCCATTGGATAACCATGGTATTTATTATTTTCATAATGAAGAGGACTTATTAAAAGGATATGCATTGATAATCGGTACAGAAGATACTATTTACGAAGATGGTTTTTATTTTTTTGAATTTACATTCCCAATTAATTATCCGTCATCGCCCCCGATTGTAAAATTTATAACTGGCGATGGTTATACAAGATTTCATCCAAATTTATATCGCAAAGGTAAAGTATGTTTATCATTGTTGAATACGTGGAGAGGAGAATCCTGGACATCGTGTCAAAGTATATCTACAATATTATTGACTTTGGTAACATTGTTTCATAACAAACCACTATTAAACGAACCGGGTTTGACAGAAAAACACAAAGATTACAATTCATATAATGAAATAGTAAAATTTAAAAATTATGATGTATCTATATTGAATGGTATGAAACTAAAAGATGGAAATAATTATTACGGTAAAAAATTCAATATATTTAATGATATTGTGAATAAACATTTCATAAAAAAATATGCAAAAATTGTAAAACGTTTAGAAAAGTTAAAAAAAGAAACTGAAGATAGGGAAATAAAATTTAGAACGAGCATATATTCAATGGACGTTGAAATAGATTATAGTATTTTATTGGCGAAATATAAATCTATAGGAAATAATAAATAAATTGAAAAAAAATAATAAGTATATATTAATTATATATACAATATGCATTTTTGTAAAGTATGTAATAACATGTATTATATTCGAATGAAAAGTAAAGAAATGAACTCATTGATATATTATTGTCGTCAATGTGGTAATGAGGATGATTCATTCAAACAAAATTTAAATAATATATGTGTCTCTAAAACACATATTAAAAACAGTGGTAATGAAAATTACCACCATTTAATTAATGAATATACAAAGTTAGATCCTACATTACCAATTATAGATAATATTAAATGTCCAAATGAGAATTGTTCAAGCAATCAATCTGGGACTGAAGAAACAAAAAGTGCAGTTGAAAATAAAATTATTTATTTGAGAGTAGATGATGAAAAAATGAAATTTATATACATATGTACAAATTGCGATAAAGTATGGAACACAACTGGACAATAATTTAATATTTTTAAATTGAAAAAATATTAAACACTTATATTATATTATATATAATGTCGCAAAATTTGGCTTTTAAAGAAGAACCTTTAGATGAAGAAAAGTTAATCAATATTGTTGATAGTATAGAATCTATTGGAGATGATAAATTAGTTTTTGAAGCACCAAAAAACCCCACAACTAAAAACATTTTACCAATGTTTAATATACCAGAACCAACAATAGAAACATCACAAAAAGACAATATAATTGACAATAATAAAAAACAATTACAAGAAATTAAAATTGAAACTGAAAAATTAACCAACGAAACAAATAAAATGGCAACCGAGCCAATACCCGATAATATCGAACCAAAAAAAGAAGAAAAACAACCAGAAAAAAATGAAATGATTCCATCATCCGAAGATGTCATTGAGCAAGAAGAAGAAGAAGAAGAAGAAGAAGAAGAAGAAGAAGAATCAGAAGAAGATAAACAGGAAGAAGAAGAAGATGATGAAAGTGACGATGAAGAAAAATATAATAAAATAGAACAAACAAATAACCAAAGTGAAATGTTATTAGATTATCATCCCGAAGTTAAACAATTGAGTTACAATGAGGTAAAAAGTTTATCAAAAATTTCCAGAGACAATAATAATAATATAATAGATCCTTTACATACTACAATACCAATTTTAACAAAATATGAAAAAGCTAGAATTTTAGGTGTAAGAGCAAAACAATTAGATAATGGTGCCGATTCATTTATTCCATTACCTTCAAATGTTATTGATAGTTATACAATAGCAGAAATGGAATTATATGAAAAACGACTACCTTTTATAATTCGTAGACCAATGCCTAGTGGTGGTAGTGAATATTGGCCTTTAAAAGAGTTAGAAATAATTGATCTATAATTATCTAAAAAAAAATCTTCTATTTTTTGATAAATAAGCATATAATTGTTTTTTAGTCATGTCGTGTGTTGTATTTTTATATATATTACCAGATTGTTTAACATTGTTTCCACAAACAGAAATAACTGGAAATAATTTAAAATTTGATGTTTTATTATTCCATCTTCCATATGGAAATTCTCGTTGAAAGTTTTTCCCACAAGCTTGTGTAGTTAAAAAATTACTTAATTCAGTTTCTGTTTCATAGGTATAATCACCATATGGAAATGAATAAACAATTGAAATTTTATAAAAATATTTTTTATACATACTAACCCCAATATCTTCAAAAGTAGTTTGTAATTCATTATGAGTTTCATCTAATATTACTGCTTTATCAGTTGCTTTTAATGTGGAAATAACTTCATAATCTCTATTAAATCCTGATCGATATATTTTATATTTTAGATATTGAAAATCATTCAATACTATATTTGCGTTATTTACATCCCATTTAAAATTAATAAATCTTTCTTTATCATCAGTTGCTTCTGCATATCCTATTTCGGTTAAGATCGGTGTTTTGTATAAGGGATTATTGCTTTTAGGATCACTCCATACTGAAAACATTTTATTTTTATCTTCATCTGTTTTATTATATTTTTTATAAATAACACGGATACGAAATTCGTAATTGAATCCTAATTTTAACATAGCAAAAGCATAAGATATTGTTGTATTATTAAATATAGAATAGACCGGTTCAAATAAACGAATTTTTTGCCACACCCCACCAACATCAAAATTTTTAAATTGTGGTATCCATTCAACTTCATATTCGTATGCATCTGGATGTGTATCCCATTCTACAAAAAATTCAGATCCAACATTTTCTCTATTAAAAGTAATATTGGTTATATTTGTTCCTGGATAATCAGCAATTACATCAACATAATTAGACCATTGTGTAGTAAAATTAAACATATTAATTTTACCTCTTACTCTCGCTTTATGAGTTTGGGATATCGCAAGTTCCTTTGTATGGGTTAATTCATCTATTTGTTTTGTAATTATAACACCATCTAAATCTAATTCATAGACATCATAATTTAAATCTTCCCATTCATATTCAATATGTGTATGAACTCTTGTAAATAAATTTTTTAGAAATGTGGGAGGTGGATAATTTGCAATTACGGTAACTGGGTCAGACCATAATGTTCTACCACAAGTTACATTTCCTCTAATTTGGGCTGTATATGAACCTGGAAAAACATTATTAATTGTCCATGTTTTTAAAGTTGTAGTATATATTTGTTGATTTATCATAATTTCGTAATAAGAATATTTACTAGGATCATCGACGACCCAATCAAATTGAATTTTCCTATCGTTTATAAAAAATTGCCCAGTTAAACCTCCATTTGAAACTGCAGAATTAGACATATATATATTTATTGTATATTTTATTATCTAAACGATGATTTTAAATTGCCAGAAATTCGTTTTGCGTATCGCATTCTACCACTCATATTTGAATTAGAATTGAGTGTACCAGTATTTTTTATCAAATTAAAATTTTTACAAATTTTTACAGGAGGACACCAATTAATAATTGTACCATTGCTTAAATTATTTTCAACTGTTGTAATTGAACGTATAAAATAAACATAAGATTGATTTGTAATAATATTTGAATCTATATATTTAATAGTGCCGCCAGGTAGTGTATTAATTAAATTATTTTCTCCTGGAGTTGGTATAACACTTCCATCTGTATAAAGCATACGATATATTTTATAATTTTGTGCATCTGTTATATAATTCCATCTTAAAATTACACCAACAGATGAAAAAGAATTATATTGTAAATTAGGAATCAAGTTCATTATATATAATAAATTTATTTTTATTAATAAATTTATTTCATAAATTGGTTATTAGAAGACTGTTTAATTTCTTCGATTACATAATTAGATAATTTACTTTCGTATTTTGTAACGCTTTTAATATAATATATATATTTTACACCTTCGATGACATTATTATCTGTATAAGTATTAACATTTTGTTCAACTTCACATAGAAAATTTGTTTCACTTAAATTTTCCATTTTATTATTATAGAAAATTTGTCTATATATTTTATATGTATTTGCGTTTTTAATAGTATTCCACCGTACTATTATATCATTGTTATTGATATAAGATGTCAATAACGGAGCTTCTGGTTTAAATTCTTCAGGTAAATTTGTTTTTACAACAATAGTGTTTGTCAAACTTTTCATATTTTTAAATTTTCCAGTGGCTAAAGCATAAACTTCGAAGTCATAACATTGATTATATAATAAAGGAGTATGTAATTGAAAACAGTAATTACCATTGTCCGTTGTTTTTAAAACATTGTATTCTTTGCCACTTAAAACATTGGTTAATACATATTCGTAATTATTTTTGAAGTTCCATGAAAAAGAAATATTATAATAATTATTTGAATAATTTGTAACTTTATATGTTAACTTCTGTGGTTTGTTAGGGATACATATGTGTATAATAGATGGTTCTGAATACTTATCACCATTTTTAGTTTTAATAATTACTTTATTATGAACATCATATGGTAATCCAATGGGTATTGGATATAAATTTTCACCTGGCGATAATGTATTATCTTCAAATATTTTTTCAGTATTATCCAATATAGTATTAATTTTATAACCAAATGTTTGTTTGGGATTATAATTATTTGTGGATTGGTCCAATGTTTCGACATCCCATTTTAAACAACAAGTATAATAACAGTCATTATAGCTTATTTTTTTAATATCAAAATTTTTTGGTGGATTGGGTGTTGTATATATTGTATAATAATCGGTCCACTCACTCATTACATCGCGGGATCTTAATTTTTTATTAATGCCTGGAAAACTGTAAAGTATTGCATATTTTAATTTAAAATAAGTACCTGATATATCTGTATTAAATTGTGCTTTATCATTAACCGGTTTTGTATAAGATAATGAGAAAAAATCGTGGTCTACATCACCAGTATTAAAAGTATTAAGATTTTTTATATAAATTTTATTTGGAAATAATCCATCATCTTGAATACAATAGCATGAATTGCTAATAATATTATTTTTTTTAGGTGGAAGGGGATATTCATATAAGTCGTATATATACCATCCAACGCAATTAATTTGTGACAATGTAGTATTTTCTATTTTTTGATGATACATTTTTGGTTCTTCGATTAATTCAACGCCAGGATAATGCGGTATAATTGTTACAGGATTTGAATTTTTATGCCATTCATTTTTTATTTTACAAGAAATTATATATTTTAAAAGTGTTCCTGATTTTTTGGGAGGTTCATAATCAATAAAAAATCGTCGTTTTTTCCCGTTAACATCGTGTAATTTTCCCAAACCACTAAATATAGCTCTTGAACCTACTTGTTTATTTTTGAATAACCGATATACTTGTATATCATCCCCCATATCATCCCAAGATATTTTTAAAAATAATTTTGCTTCATTAAATTTAACTTCTAAATTTGTTGGAATCATTATATATAAAAAGAGTTAATATTTTTTTTTAACATTTCCATCTTGCTCCACAATTAAGACATGTTACAAAAGTAGTCATTGGTTCATCCGCACTACGTGTTTGTAGTTCGTAATATGCACATTTATTTTTTTTACATTTGAAACAAGTAAATTCATCGGTCATTGCAGATATATCCATGGTTGTGGAGTTTTTATCTCTTTTGATCTTAGCTTCGATCAATGCTTTCCACAATGTCTCATTCATTTCTTGATGTGTCATAAAAGCCACGTCTTGACTTTTTATTTTTTGCTTTTTTATCTTAGTTAATAACTTTTTATTATATGTTTCCATCTCAGGATTTATATTTTTTATAATGCTTTTAAATTTATCTAAATATAATTGTATAAAATATTTATTTTCCCATTTTTTTATAACTTTTTTTTTAGTCGCTTCTCGTATAGTCCAATTATAAATTCCTTTTTCTAAATTCATAGAAATTTTCTGTTTTTTTTTATCTTTTATTATTTTATTTAATTCATTAATCAAATTATTTCTAAATTTGGTTGCATCTGTTACTTTTACTAAACTCATGTAAATATATATTAATTTTTTTATTTAATATATATTTCAATTTAATATTAAAGGTAATCTTCTTCTTCTAATTCTGAATTATCGTCTTCAATGTCACTTTCTAATATTTCTTCAATATCATCATCGCTTTCATTATCGCTATCTTCATCTTCTCCATCACTTTCTTCTTCGCCAATTTCTTCTTCACTACTATATTCATAACTATCTGACTCTTCATCGCTTTCATTTTTCTCATCAGAATGTATATATGATTCCTGATCAGAATCGTTGCTATCAACAATAAAACCATCTTCTTTAGAATACCCTTCTTTGGTTTGTAAATGTTGTGGTATTTCTTCTTCCTCGCCTTCATCACTCTCTTCTCCATCTAGATTTTCAAACCCACCAAATAATTGTTCATATTTAGCTTCCCAATCTTCTTTTGTAAAATTTACATATTTATTATTTTCATTATCATAACATAATAACAACATTTTTCCAAAATATAATTGCTCGTCTACTGGTGGTGGTAAATCATATTTATTTTCCGAATTTGCTCTACCATCATCTTTTGCATACAAATGTATAACTAAATCGGAATTATTTTTATTTTTATAGTTCCACGATGTTTGCTTTGAAAAATGTTTGTTATTTCTAAAATTACATTTTTTATATAATTTTGCTTCGTCAACCGTATTTATATTGGATGTTGCAATATCACCATTTTTTTCAATTAGTACAATTTTTACCATTATATTTCTTTTGTCAAATGGATTTAAATAGTTTATCTTATAAATTATATAATGTATAAATATTGGATAAAGGAAATACCATTAACAAGTAATTTAAAAAATAATATCAATTTGCTAATAAAAAATCCAACCATTTTTAAAAAAGAAGAAATTAAAGATCTTATAATAACTCCAAATGGTTATTATTCATTAAATGAAAATTATATATTGCAAAATAACAATAATAATTTCCAAACTATTAAAGATTATTTAGAAAATTATACTTTATTAATCAATAAAATAAATTTTGACAAAAGGAAAAACATTATAATGAAAATACCGTTTAATCATAAAAAAATAATTCAAAAAATTATCAAACTATCGTTTGATAAAAAAACGAATACATATTTAAATATTGAATTTACAAATAATAAAGTAACCGATTTTTATTTTACATCACCGTTGAACTATGAAAATTATAATTTGAAAAATAATATAGGTTCGTTTTTATCAAGGTTAATGTAATATATATCTATATTATTATGATTGTATGGACTTTAAAACAAATAATAATTTCTTTTGTTTTGATAGCTTTAGTTCACTATATATATGATTTCTTAAAAAACAATTTAACTAGTCCAAAAGTTAAAGATTTAGTTAATAAACCGAATGAACAATATAAAGAAATTTATAAAAGCATGTCAACTCAAATAAAGCCACCCAAAAAAGAAATAAATACAGAAAATAAAAGTCAAATGAAAGATGAATTAAAAAAATATTTAACATCATTAAATTCTACAAAAGCTAGCATTGAATCTGTAGGTTCAAGTTTTTCAAATAATTTTGATACGCAGTTTGAAACATTAAATTTGTAAAACATTTAAAGATTATTATATTAGTTATTATAATGTTAAATCATAGAGATAAACAATTTATACTCAATAATTTTCCTTATATAGAACTTTGTCGTGAGAAATCATTTCACAATAAAGTTCCCAGTTCAAATTTTTATTTAACAATACCAAAAGGTAAAAAATATTTCACGTGGTTTCGAAGGTGGAAAAAATGGAATGTATGTATTTTTTTGAAATTATCCAATAATAAAAGACACATAGATGATATTAAAATTTATAATGTATGTTTTGATAATAGATTATGTTATAAAGATGGAACCATATTTTATGGAACTTTATTTACAATAAAAAAGCAGATGTTTTATAATGTAGAAAATATTTATTATAGTTTAAATAAAGATATTACACAATATACACAAAAAGACAAGTGGGTAGAAATTTCAAAAATATTTAACAAATATTTGAAACAAAAATCCAACATGCAAAATGATGTTGTTTTTGGAACACCGATCATTTCAGAAGACCATGAAAAGATTAAAAGGAAAATACAAAATTTACCATATGAATTATATAGTATTCAACATAGATTATTTAGACGTGAAATATCATTTTTTAATGAATCAAATCAAAATTTAATAATAAGGGAGGCCAACTTTTTTGTAAAGACGACAATTCGTCCCGATATTTATGATTTATTGATTATGGATAATGGATCTATAGAAAAACATAATATAGCTTATATACCTGATTATAAAACAAGTGTTTTCATGAATTCTCTATTTAGAAAAATTAAAGAAAATGATAATTTAGATTTATTAGAAGAAAGTGATGACGAGGAAGAATTTGAAAATATATCAATTGATAAATTTGTTAATTTATCAACAACACACATAATGAAATGCGTTTATAATAAAAAATATAAATTATGGCAACCAATGAAGATAGTAAATGAAAATATTACAACCAAACAAGAGATATTGAAAATGGAAATATAAATATTTATATATATTATAAATGGCACAACCAATGATAGATTGTTTAATAAAATTACAGAATAATAGAATTAATTGTTTTAATAATAGAGATATTGCGTGTCTTCAATTTTTAACAAAACATCCAAGTATTAATGTTAGAAATCTTGCAATGATTACATTGGCGCGTTGTGCAGGAGGAAGAGGTAGTAAAAAAAAACGAAAAAAAAGAAAAACAAGAAAAACTAGAAGAAAAACTAGAAGAAAAAGAAAAACAAGAAAAACTAGAAGAAAAACTAGAAGAAAAAGAAAAACTAGAAGAAAAAAATAATTAATATATTCATATATTATATATGGCAAGAAGTTTGAGTGGAGGAAAAAGAAGACGACGCAGTAGAACAAGAAAATCTAGAAAACCAAGAAGAAAAAAGAGAAAAAGCAGAAAACCAAGAAGAAAAAGCAGAAAATCAAGAAGAAAGAGTAGAAAAACAACCAAAAGACGTAGAAGTAGAAAAAGTAGACAGCGTGGTGGAAGCACTTTAGGATATAGTATGCCAGGTGTTGGTGGTAGTCATGGACAATTGGCACCATACTCAGTTGGAAATCGTTATTTTGGAAATGCGGGTCCGTATACACACGGGAAATAAATTGATATTAATTAAATATAACTATTATTTAATTAATAAAACGATGTCAGTAGATTCATGGTATACTGGTGAATTCGCAATTACCAGAGGTTTTATGACAATAATATTGCTCATTATAATATGGTGGTTTTTATTTCAGTGTTATAATGAAATTAAAAAACCGTGTAAAACGTTACATAGATATTGTTGTTATAAAACGGCAAAGATCGAACCTACACCCGAAGCAATAATAACAGATGAGACGGTTAATTCTTACGCTAAAGAAATATCATTAAAAAATATTATTATTATAAATTAATCATCCATTATCATACATTTTCCTTGTAAAAATTCGTCCTTTAAAGCAACTGATTTAAATTTCTTTTTTTTAGATATATCTTCCCATTTATTTTTTTTATAACTAACCATATCTGCACATATGATTTTGTATTGTTTTTTATTATAATATCGTCTTCGTTTCATCCATTGTTTTTGGAATATTTCATGTTGGTCAACAATATCTATAACCAATGCTTGTTTATGTTTTTGCCTTAAAATTCTACCAACTGCTTGTCTAACATCTGTTTTTGGTGTAGCCATAACCAAAGTTGTTAATGATTTGATATCAAGGGCTTCTTCTGCCATTGCGTATGTAGCAATGATTACTTGTTTTGTTTCCGATTCTTTCAACGCTTGTTCCTTCATTCCTCCAACGTAATACCCAACAGATGCTATTTTACGATGTTCAATTGCATCGTGTAAATATTTTAATACATTTTTATTATGAGCAATAATCATTATCTGTCTATCATCTCCACCGGTTTCCAATGTATCTTTTAAAACTTTCAATATAAATTCGGTTCGTCTATTAAATTCACATAATTTTTTAATCATAATTGAATAATGAACATGACCTCTATAATTTAAGACGGTTTTACTAAAATCTTCATCTTCATGTGCATAAAATATAGCTTTTACCAATACATCTGCGTTATTATCACTAGGTTTGCTATAAACAATTGGACCTAAAAACATCTTAAAAACTTTAGATAGACTATCCTTACGTTCCATAGTAGCACTTAAACCCAACATATATTTGGATACAACAGTAAACAATGCTCTACTAAATACTTCTGCACCAATATGATGACATTCATCAATAATAGTTAACCCAAATTGTTCAAATAATTTGCGCGGGTAATCTTTCATGGATAATGATTGTAACATACCTATTACAATTTCTTTATCTTCTGTATCTATAATTTCTCCTTGAATTCTTCCTACTTTTACGCCGGGTAAAAATTGTTCAATTCTTTCTTTCCATTGTCTTAATAAAAATTCTTTATGAACTATTACTAATGTTTTAACTTTTAATTCTGCAATAATATTTAAAGCCATTACGGTTTTACCAGCACCACAATGAATTTCGAGTAATCCACCTCCATTTTTTTTGGCTTCGTCAATATATTTTTTTACAATTGGTTTTTGAAAATCTCTTAAATCTCCTTTAAAATTTATATTTAATTGTGGAGTATCTTGAATTTTACATATTTCGGGTGTTCCATAATTTTCCTGTCCATAAAATCTAGGAATATACATTTTTTTTTGCGATTCTCTATAAATAGGAAATGGCGTGGGTTGCGATAAAGAACTTTTAGGAACAAATGGTTTAACAGTTAATTCTTTCCGTATTAATTCTTGTTCTTCTACGCTTAAATTTTCTTTTTTAATCGTATAACCTTTATAGCCTAAATATGTTGCAATTTCATCATCTGACATTATTATTGTTATATTTATTTTTTTAAATAATTTCAATTTATAAAAAAAATATTATACACATATGATATATATGAATTTGTTTAAAATGATGGGAAATAAACAACACCACTATATTTTGGCTATTTTACTAGCTATTTATATATTGTTTGATATGGATGTACCAGATCAAGTAAAAGAAATGGTAGATAGTCCTTTTGGTAAAGTTGTAGTAGCTGTATTAGTTATTTCTTTGGTATATGTCAATCCCATGGTTGGATCATTGGGTATTATTGCTGCCTTTGTTTTACTTAATAAATCTACAGATATGACCGGACCAGTTCATAGACATATTTCATCTGAAGTTAAAAAAACGCAACATATGAAAGCTATGAATACAAAACATCCAGATAATTTAGAACAGTCAATTGTTAGTAAAATGTTACCACGGTCAGGTATGTTAACTGGTAGCGCTAGTTATAAACCAACATTACATGGGTTACACGATGCCGCTAAAATTTAAATAAAATTAATATTAATAATACTAATTTTATTAACTTATTTGCCATATTTCATACATAGTATAGTGTTCATCTCCAGCAATCAATGTAATTATTCCTGGAACAACCACGAAATAAACCGCCATTAAAATTAAAGTAGCAATTATTATAATAATAAACGGATTGTCTAATATTTTATGCCAGGGTATTCCTTTTTCCATATCTTTATCACCATAAGCTATTCCTGTTGTTTCATCTACTGGCTCACCGTCAATTTCCACGGGTATACATTCAAAGTTATCACTTCCTTCCATACCTTCTCTCATAGAAGTAAATCCTTCTTGATTTGCAAAACCTTCAAACCCTAATTTATTATATTCGATTGTAAATTCGCTTGAATGTTTTTTAGGTTTTTGTTCTTTTAATTCCACTTTTTTCAAATAATTAACATCTGAATTACTTATTGCCATTGGATAATCAACGTCAAAAACAATTGTTGTATGACTAATACTTGGTTCTTTAGATGTGTTAAATGTCCAAAAAGGTGTATTGGTTGGAATAATAGAATCCAATGACCAATTAGCTACATTTATAACTTTTTTTTCATTTGAATTTGTGATTTGACTAGCAAATTGATTGAAAAATAATTGTGATTTTTTATTCATACTTGTTCCAAAAACACTTCCTACTAAAGAAGCTACTTTTATAGGAATAACTAACGTTAATTTTCCATCTCCTGTATGATGTAATACTAAAGAATATTTTGGTCTATTTTTATTCGCAAAGGTATACCATGATCCTTTGTATAATCTAACATCTTGTAATATATATTCGCTATTATTATAGGTAATTTTATTTTTACCATCTACTATAATTTTTATATAATCTTCTAATTTTTGAATATGACAACTACTTATTCCATAATCGTGTTTTAAAGCACAACTATTAGAACATGTTTTTGTTTTATCAGATAGTAACACCGAAGTTTTATTGATCTTAACCATTAATATAAATATAGAATATAAAATATATAAATATGTATATAAATGAATATATCCAGAGGTAAAATCAGAAAATTAAGAAGAAGTAAAAGTCAATCAAGAAAGAAAGCTCCTAAAAATAAAAAAAAGAAAAGACCAAGAACTGGACAAAATAGAAGTTTTAGAAAAAAAAATTATATTAATTTGAAAAATAGTTCATTAAAAAAATTGGGGAAAAAAAGAAAGCGTATTCGATTTCAAAAAGGTGGTGGCCCTTTATATGACGATTTTAAGGATCATATCAACATAGATAAAATAAACGAGTTGGAGAAAACAGAGGAAGGTAAAGAATATGACCCTGTAAAGAACAAAATAGCTGAATGGAAAACCCAAGTAGATGCAGCTCCTGATGTATTAACTAAATTAAAATTATTTAAAGATGACCGAAGCCCATTTAAAGAGTTTTTTAAAGATGCAAAAGTAAAAGAAGCCAACACTTGGGTGAAAATACATCCAGGAGGAGATCTTGATGAAAAACTCATAAATACCAAATCAACGGTAATACAATCGCCTAATTTATTAGATGCTGATGCTTCCATTGTCGCAATACACCATATTATCGAATCAGGCAATGGAGATGAAATATATGATGATGATTCCCTTCCTGGAACTGTTGTTAGTCAAGAGACGGAGACACAAACTTCCTCTACTGCTGTCGGTATGACGAATGTCGGTACATCTACTGACCCTAATAATGAAGAAGAAAAAGAAGAAGATGCACCAGAAGATGCACCAGAAGATGCACCAGAAGATGAGCAAGGATATACTAAAACAATTCCACAAGTCGATGATGATGATAATTATGGTACACAATTAGAAAAAACAAACGCATCTAAATCAAAAATAGAAACATATGTTCATGCTCGTGGCAATGTATCATTGGCTAAAAAACCTGCGTTGACATTATACAAGTATGGAAATATATTTTATGTAAAATATAGATATCCATTTATTCCAAAAGATAAATTAGATTTGGATTATAGTACAGAAATGAATACAACTAATTTAACATTTAAACCACATCCAATATGGAATGATAAACCAAAACCATCAAAACGTAGTAGAATTCCTTTTCGAACAAAACACGATGAAGCGACATACGTTAAAGTACAGTTTCATGTTAATTTAAAAACACCCAATAAATCAAGAATGCAAAAATTTGAATTACAAGTTCCAAAATTATCATTAACATTTACCGAAAAAATAAATGAAGTCAAACTACAATTTAAAGATTTACACGCCCCACAAAATAATAAAATAATTAGTTCTAAAGGCAATAATAGAGCAATTAAATTTTTACAACCTATAGATATTATTATTTCAGGTTCACAGGATTGTCTGGTTAATAATATGGATTCGGGTGTATATTCATCATTACAATCAATACAACATCGTCAAGAAATGGAAGCAAATCAACGAATTAAAAAATTAAAACTGGATTTATCTAAATCTAAAATGAATGAAGGCGACGCAAGATTATGTTCAGATAAAATTAGAGATATGGAGGCCGATTTATTAGAAAATAACGCAATGACTATTTCTTATGATCCTGCTAGTAAAAATGTATATGTATCAAAAGTTGAAAATTTAACAGATTTTGCTGAAAGTTTAAAAATCAACCTAGATGAATTACATGATATAAATACAAATACACAGGATCCAATTAGTCATCAAAATAAGGTTGATAGTAATGCAAGAACTACGCAAATGGTAAAAGATGAAGGTATGGGTAAAAAAACAATTATGAGTAAAAGTCCTACTATTCACACACCTAATTTTATTAAGAAAAGAGTTACTCCTGGAACGAGTAGTTCTACATCAAGTGATTCAACCACAACGGAAACCGTAACCGCACCAGATGCCGAAAGTGCAACCGTAACCGCACCAGATGCCGAAAGTGCAACCGTAACCGCACCAGATGCCGAAAGTGCAACCGTAACCGCACCAGATGCCGAAAGTGCAACCGTAACCGCACCGGATGCTGAAAGTGTAACCGCAACTGATAAAACAGGTAAATCAGATGATTCATCTAAACCACCTGATTACAAAGATACTGATGAAGATATAATATCTGCAATTGTTAGCGATGTTCCCGATGCTGAAAATACAATTCCTAGCAATCAATAAGTATAAATTAATAATTTTACTACAAAATTATTAATTAATTTTTTTTTAAATAAGATGAATCATATTTTTGTATTTTATTTTTGAAATCTATTAATGTTAAAATTATAGCGTCAATGCGATTTTCCATATCATTATCGGTGTTGTATGTTTCTTTTAAAGAATATAATCCAGTTATAATTTTATTAATAAATACTATACATTTTTGTGCTAAAACATAGAATTCATTTATTTTTGTTTCAGCTAAATCCAATGATAATTTATCTAAAAATCCAACAAATAAATCGAATTCTTCTTCTAAAATAACATTGCATTTTTTTCTATCTTGTTCATAATACCATCTAGACACATATTGTCCCCATTTGCTATGGTCAATGTATAAATTATTGTCAATATCTTTTCCAAATTTATCGAATTTTTTCAATTTTGTAAATATATCTAATCGCGATTCAAACTTCTGAAATGTGTCCTTTAATTCTTTAATTTTTTCATTATTTTTCATACTAGAATCTGTAGAACAATCAAATATTTCTTCTGCAAAACATTGGCCTTCCATTCTAAACATTTATATATAAGTATATTTTTTTTATAAATACGGAATGTAATTTGGTCCACTATTTTCATAAATAGTTACTTTAAAAGCATCTTGATATCCTTCAACATATACACTATCTCCGTTATATAATTCATTACAACCATATTCATTTGTACAGCTTCTACCTCCTTTACTAATTGGTAATTTTACAGCATTAAATTTATCACTCATAGTGTAATATTGGTTTTTACTTCTATTTGTTAATAATGGCCGACCCATTAATGGTAAAATTGTTTCGGAACCATTTAATCTTGTTAAAATACCAACTTGTTGATATGTGCTATTATGTCCCTGAGTAGGAACATTGATGGGAATACCTCTTACATCGCTGGAATTTTTAGGATGATATACTCCGTTTTTGACTGGTGGTAAAAAAGGATTGCTAAATATATTACTTATAGGGGGTATTCTGTTTAAATAATTGTACATAACATTATCATTTTGTTGTCGTTGCTGTTGTTTTTTTATTGTTATTTGCCACGGACTTTTCATTCCCAAATAACAAAAATAACCAACCAATCCAATTAAAAATATTATAAAAACCATTGTAATATTTTCAATACAAATCATACCGGGTTGACATCGTTTTCCCATTTATATAAATAGTAAATTTTTTTATTTTTTACCACCCTTCAATTTTGCTAATGTTCCCTGTAGTGGTGCCATCATTTTTTGAATTTCTCCTAATTGTGGCATACTTTTAATTGCTGATTGTGCCGTTTTAATTAAAGGTCCCATATCTTTTAAATTTCCCATTAATTCTTTTTGTTGATCTACTAATTTTTTTGTTTCGCTTGTTAAACCGCGAACTCCATCTTTTCCTAACATTTCGGATAAATTATCATATGCTTGTTCAACCGTTGCAGCATAATCTACACGTTCGCCAATACGTTCATCTCGCCCAACATTCTTTGGTTTACTTTTTGGGATATTGCGCTGTGTATATTTTTCTTTACTTTTTTTTCTTTTTCTTTTTTTTCTTCCTTTCATTCCTTCGTATACACTTTTGCTAGCAAATACAACATTAGTTGCAATAATAGCAATTAATAAGTTAATAGTCATATTTTTACTAAAATAAGTAGATAATAAACCAATAACAATGAAAAAAGTTAATGATTCAAAATCTTTATTATTTAAAAATCCTAAAATATTTGTGATAGCTAAAACTAAAACAACATACAATACTATTTTATTCTTTAAAAAATTGGGTGTTTTCATTTTCATATTATATAAATTATATATAAAATAAAATTAATAAATTTATTCTTCTTCTTCTAAATGGTCCATACCTTCCATATCATCTTCTTCATTTTCCATATTTTCCACTTCTTCCGCAATTTCACCTACCATGTTTGCAATTTCAGCTTTTTTTGCTGCTTTTGCTTTACAAGCATTCAAATCTGGATCCCATTCTTCACCTTCTTTACATTTTTGTTCTTTATCATCTGCCTCATCCATTGCTTCCTGTGCTTTTTCGCCTGCTTTCTCCGCAGCGGCTTTCATCATTGATGCAACATCCGCATTTTCGCCAGTTTTGAAGCTTTCATGGACGCGTCCACAACCATAAAAGAAATTAGCCACAAATAACCCACCCAATAATGCAAGAACTTTATTTTTCAAGAAATGATTAACAACCAAAGCTGAAACCGCAAAAGCGCCTAAACAAGGATATGACCGTGTAGTTGCATATCCTGCTACGTTAACAACCGCTAAAGCAGCTACAGCATAAAAAACAAGTTTATTGTTTAATAATTTTTTAACATCTTTCATTACCATTATATATAATTTAAATAAAAAAAATTGATATATATGTAATTTAATTAAATTAATTAAATGTCAAAATATTCATTATGTATTTTTGAACCATATTTTTCAGCGTTTCACGGTCCATGGGAACAAAGGAATTTGCCGAATAAATACAATGGTACGTTTATTTGTCAACATACAATTGAACTATTTGAATTTTATAATGAACCAGAAGATTTACAAGAATTGATATATCATATGGAAAATTGGATACGTGATGCCGAACAAAATTATCGTATAAATCATCCAATTATTGAAAATTTTTGGCAACTTCATAGAAAAAAATATTTTTGCCAATTGAATATTGCTAAAACATATGAGACCGAAACTGGAGAATTAATATGTATTCCAAAAACATTTTGGTTACGTATATTTCAACGAAAATGGAGAAATTATATTGCTAAAAAAAAGAAATTAATACAAAAAAGGAAGAATCCTAAAGAATTATTATATAGACAGATTCACGGTAAATGGAAATAAATATATATATATATATTTATATATATATGGATATTACGTATGTAAAAGGATTATTTTTACTTTTTTTAATTGTATCTGGAAATTTTATAGGTAATACGTTAGGATGTCAAATTCAAACATTATTTACATACAGTATGGAAATGAAAGAAATGTTAGTATTTTTATTAATATATTTCACACTTAATGTTGTTGATAATAAATTATCGTCACCGTTTGAACATATGAAAATATCAGTTAAAATTTGGGTTTTATATATGCTATTAACCCGGATGAATTTAACATTCTCAATAATAGTTTTCTCTTTGTTGGCTACAATTTATGTAATACAACAACAAGTTGATTTTAAAAAAGGCATAGATGATTTAACAAAAGAAGAAGAAGAAAAATATAATAAAATTATGTCATTATTAGAAAAAGTAGCAATATCTTTAGCCATAGTTGGTTTCGTAACTTATTTAATTGCTCAAAAAAGAGAGTATAAAGGTAAATTTTCACTTTGGAAATTTATTTTAGGGAAACGTAGATGCAGTGGAATAAATCATTTAAAACATTAATATTTTAATATGTAAATAAAAATATTAATTTTTTTTTAAATAAATAATGGTAATACCAGATAAAATTAAAATAGTTCCTAAAATAGTATATTTATTAAAATGTTCATTATAAAAACAAATGCCAAATAAAGTGGTAAATAAAACCAATATAGTTGAATATGTTATATAGGTTAATCCCAAAGGAATAGTTTTTAAAGCTATAGCGAAACAATAAATATATATAAGTAATGTTATAGAAGCTATTACAGATGGTAAGATTTTTGTAAATCCATTAGATTGTTTGGCCATGATATTTCCAATACATCCTGAAATAACTGCAATAGTTAAATACAAATACCCTTTATTCATATATTATTACGTTTGATTTATTTCTTTTTTTTTCTGGATCGTTTTTTACTAAAAATTTTAATCTTTTTGAATTTATTTTTAACACGTTTACGAGTGGATTTGCTTCTAGATTTTCTGGAAGAATGTTTATAACCTCCGGAGGTTCCTTTAGTGTGGTCTATTGTCCTTGCTGTTCCAAATTCATAGTCATTATCTTCTGTAGGAATTATATGATATCCTTCTGCGTTCACTTCTGACGTTTCTGCTTTCTGTTCTGGTTGTGTTGTTGCTGGATTTGCTTTGTTTGACATGAAATTTTTTGCTGTTTCTAATAACTTCGTTTTTTCTTCTTCTGTTAAAACTAATGATTTAAGAATTGGATTCATCAGTCGTTCAACTTCAGAATCATCTGTTTCATTTAATATTTGTTTTAAAGTATCATCTTCTGGGAAAGACCCATATATTGACTTTAAAGCTGTTATCATTTCTTTAAATTTGGATTCTCCCTCACTCACTACTGTTTGGGTAAAAGTTCTAATTTTTTTTTCTACCTCATCTAACTCATTCCGGAGTCGTTTTATTTTATCCTGCTTTTTGTATACCATTTTTTTTTTATCTAAATTATCAATTTTATCGTTTATTCTAGTTCTTTCATCTTCTAAAACTTTTAATTCAGCCGACGCCTTTCCTGACGAACCAATACTACACATCGATTTCATATGATGTGTTGCATCCTCGATTTTTTTAAGTAATTTTATATTTTGCTCTTCTTTGTCATCAATTTCTGTTTTTAATTCTGTTACTTTCTCATTTATTTTTTTCAATTCCTCTTCACTTACATTCGCTTGAGTTTTTGCTGTATTATATGATTTTTTAGCTTCATCTAATTTGGATGATAATTCTGCTTTGTCTCCAAAATTTGTAATTAGATTTGATACACAATATTCTATTGTTTTAGTCTCCGCTAAAATTTTATTTAATGTATTATTCATGGTATTTTTTTTATCAACATAACTTTCTTGTAATTTTTCTAATGCAGATAATACGGTTTGAGCCGTTACAGACATAAATATATATATTACAATTATTTATTTTTATCTACTAAATTTGCTAATTCATCACGAACATTATTCATTCGTTTAACAATTTTTTGCTGTTGGAATTTAGTTCGTTTTACCATTTCCTCTGAAAGTCCTGCTTCTTTTCTTGTTTTTTCTAAATAATCCAAAATCAATTTCATTTCGCGTTGTTTATTTTCTTCTTGTTTGACAATATGATCTTTATATTTTTCGTAATCTTCATGAACTTTATCCAAAAATGTATTGTGTTGTTTTACTCTATCTAATTCATATAAGCGGTTCATCATTTTTTTTTTGTTATTTTTTATTTCGCACTCAATCTGGTGTAAAATCATATCTTTTTTAGCAGCATCCATGTTTATATTATACATACAAAATAATATAATTATTAAAACGATTACATATTGTAGGCGAATTTGATAATTATTTTATTTTTAATACATCAAAGGTAAGTTATATAATTAAATATATATTGTAAAATATTTAAATCTAAACTGATATTACAAAATATTTAGGATGTCTAAAAATTTAGAAGAACCTCTACTCTGCGAAAACCCTAATCGGTACGTAATGTTTCCCGTTTCTGACCATGATATATGGGGAATTTACAAAAAACAAATGGACTGTTTCTGGCGAACAGAAGAAATTGATATGTCAAAAGATTTATCACATTGGAATACGCTGAGTGAAAAAGAAAAACATTTTGTAAAACATATTCTTGCATTTTTCGCCGCTTCGGATGGCATAGTCCTGGAAAATTTGGGACAACGATTTCTAACTGAAGTACAACTACCAGAAGCAAGGGCGGCGTACGGATTTCAATTAATGATGGAAAATGTCCATAGTGAAACGTATTCACTTTTAATCGATACGTTAATTAAAAACGATGAAGAAAAAACAAAATTATTTAAAGCAATTGATAATTTCCCTTGCATTAAAAAAAAGGCCGATTGGGCATTAAAATGGATTGGTGACAATAGATCGTCATTTGCAACAAGACTAGTTGCTTTTGCCTGTGTAGAAGGTATATTTTTTTCAGGTGCATTCTGTTCAATTTATTGGTTAAAGAAACGTGGGTTGATGCCCGGATTAACTTTCAGCAATGAATTGATATCTCGCGATGAAGGAATGCATACTGATTTCGCTGTCATGTTATTTTCTAAATTAGTGAAAAAAACAAAAAAATCAAAAATATACGAAATAATAAAAGAAGCGGTGACTATTGAAAAAGAATTTATTTGCGAAGCACTGCCTTGCAAATTAATAGGCATGAATGCTAACTTGATGAGTCAATATATTGAATTTGTTGCAGATAGGTTGGTAGTTCAATTGGGATTTGAAAAAATATATAAAACAAGCAATCCATTCGACTTCATGGAAATGATTTCTTTGGAAGGTAAAACAAATTTCTTCGAAAAAAGAGTAGGTGACTATTCATTGAGTAGTGGACAAAAAAGTGATGAAGTTTTTAACATGGATGATGCTGAGTTTTAATAATAATATCTAATTTAATAAATATTATTATATAATTATTTTCTTTTGGTTTTTCGTTTAATTTTTTTTCTTTTAGTTTTTTTCTTTACACCATTTAACCGTGTAAATGTTGGACCACTAGTAATATTTGCTAATTTTTGCGAACCAATATCTAATGCTGAACTAACACCCATTATTCCAACGGTTGCTGCTGGTGCCGCTATTAAAGCATTTGCCAATGTTCCCGAACCACCGGTAACCATTGTTAAAGCAGTAGCTTGAATAATATGTTTTGCTGTATTGGCATTATTTATTCTTAAATTCCCTCCTTTAATGAGAGAAGTAACTTTATTAAAAATTATTTTCATATTGTTTCTAAGTTTAGCCGCGTCTGATGCTTTATTGTTTAATTTTAAATTAATATTATCAATAGATTTCATAGCATTATCTATATGTGTATCTATGCCATTAGGGTTTATAAATAAACCAAACAAATTCATAAGCGTATCATATGTTCCTTGTGGTCCTATTTCTTCTTGAATTTCTTTTACTATATCTTGAGTTTCTGCCAATATAGCAACTAACACATTGTTTACGTGACAATCAATTATGTTATTTAATTTGTTATCCTTAATTATATTATCTAAATTATCTACTTCTCCTTTTTTATTGTTAATTTGCATATCTTTATATAATTCTAAAGCTTTACTTTCTGCTTTTTTTTTATTTTCTTTTTGTTGTTCTGATGTTCCTGGCAATTTCAATGTATTATCTCTATCTAAACCAATTTCATTGTTTGAAGTAAATGTTAATTGGTTGGGATTATATATTTGACATTGATTATTAAAGGGATTTTCAGAAATTTGTTTATATACTAGAGCTAAATGTGGATAATTATCTCGCATTGCTTCGTGACCTGCTATAAGAAATTCTTCTTTTACCGATATTATTGTCTTTTCGATAGTAAGATGTTGGTCATAACTAAGAAGACTATAAGCACTACCCAATACTAATAAACCGGTATATATTATAACGGGAGGCATGCCACCATTTTGTTTCTTTGATTTTTTTTTACAAGATTTTTTACGAGATTTTTTACGAGATTTTTTACGAGATTTTTTACGAGATTTTTTACCTAATTTTTCATTAATCATTATTGGTAAACTTTTGATAGCTAAAGTTACTGATTTTTTTATGTGTTTTATATAATCTTTTGAAATATTTTTTGTACTTTTATTTTCTAAAAATGTATTCATTAACCAAAAAGTTAATATAGTTTTATTTTTTACTAATGTCTCTATTAATATATCTTTTGAAATATTATTCATCTATATATAATATAAATATTCTTTTATGACCAATATGCTGAGCCTTCGACTTTCAAATGATTTTTTGGTATATCTTCTTTTAATGGATTTATCCAATAAGAATTTTTATATTTATTAACGGTTTCATTGTTTTTCCATCTGTTTCCATTAATACCAAAAAATAATTGTAACGCACCACCAACGTATATACAACTTTTGTTTAAATCTTTATAAATATAATTTGAAATAGGCATACCATAACCACCGCAACTAACCAATGCTATATCAAAATCATCTTTTTTCTTTGCCACTTCATTTTTAAAGTAATTAAAATGATGAACCCAATCAATATCATCACCATTTCCAGCCAATGTCACTGGTGGTCTTAATAAAACAAATTCATTATCATTAAATATTTTATGTGGGTAGTAAATGAAATTAAGATCTTGTAATTGTTTTTCCACACTATGTATATGACTACTAATAATTAGAATTCGTTTACCTCTTATACTTGTAGGTATTGTATAAGAAATATTTCCCAAATTATATTTGGATTTATCAAAAAAATAATATGGTTCCAACCCACAAGCATGGAATGTTTGTTTAAATGGTATATCTCTTGATAAATATTTATAGAAATCTTCAGCCTGACTATACATGCTTTTGTCCCATACTCCCAATAAATTACAATTTCTTACTGCTTCTAGATATGTTGTTACATAAGTAAAAGCAGAGCTATTATTTGTAATACAAATACCTGGAACAGTGGACATATATGGTATCATTCGTTTCCAATCTTTTTTCGCCAAATATAAACCGCAAAATCTACATTCATTACCAGATAATCTACCAATAAAAAATTTACTATTCGTACTTGTTGCAATAGATATAGTATTTTGTAATTTTTTAAAACCGTTCATTCGTTCTTGAACTGTATATTCTTGTTTTAAGAATTGCATTTAATAAAGTATTAATATAATATTTAAATTGATATAATGATAAATAATTAAATACATAATATAATGGATAAATTAAAAGTAGTAGTATGTGGAACAATAAAAAATGGTGCAAAAACGATAGAAAAGAATATTAATAGTTTATTGGAATTACAAAAATATTGTTTGGATTTTAAAATGGTATTATATGAAAATGATTCTACGGACGGAACAACCGAAATATTAAACAAAATAAAATCAGATACCATACACATTATAAGTGAGCAAAATATAAATGTATTGGGGGGAAGAACCGTAATATTATCCTGGGGAAGAAATAAATTATTAGAATATATAAATACAACATTTTCCGATTATGATTATGTAATCATGAGTGACCTAGATGATGTTTTAAAAGGCTTTAAAGGTAAAATGGTTCAAAAAGAATTTGAAAAAGATTTGAGCAAATGGGATGTTTTAACAGCCAATTGCATTGGACCATATTATGATATATATGCGCTACGATGTAAAAAAAATAAAATATGGGAATTGGATTTACAGTATGATTGTTGGGATATGATCAATCATACAACCAAATTAGGATTTAATAGAGGTTTATCTACATTAATACATGTAGGGAATTTTCAAAAAGTAATACCAACAAAAGAACAATTAATAAGTGTAGATTCTGCGTTTGGAGGTATGGGAATTTATAAAATGTCGATAATAAAAAATTGTTATTATAATGGAATGATGGGAGAATGTTCGTGTAAAGAATATTTAAATCAAGAATATCATTTTAGAATGGGTAAATGTTCGCAGACTACTTGTGAACATGTTTCATTTCATAAGCAGATAAGGGAAAATAATAATGGAAGAATATTTATTTGTCCATCATTGCTTGTATATGCAGAACCACAGCATATTGTGAAAAAGAATTAATAATTATTAATAAAATCAACCCAATATTTGAGCATTAATTTTTGTCTACTATTTTTAATTTTTTGTTCAGCTAATTTTTCTAGTAATTCTGGCGAAATAGAATCCCACGAATTTAATATAATAACAGGCATATCTTTGTAAATTAAATTAAGCGATGAAGATCGAACAACGGGAAGACAACCCAAACACATAGCTTCATAAGTTCTATGGCAATCCAATCCGTTGCCGTGTGGTGAAATAATATATTTATAACCACTACATAATTTCCATGTAGTATTTCTATTCAGTCTTTCATTTAAGAATATATTAAATTTTTTACCCTTTAAAGCATCATTCGCCAGGTATCTATCCTTTCCGTGACGATTAAACATTTGAAATTGATAAAAAGAGAACGATTTATTAATGCGTTCATAAAATGAATGAGAAGATTTATATATTTGATCTATTTTATTATCTTGCTGAACTGCCGTTTGCTTTGGTCCCCACCAATGAATATTTTTCTGTAGAGTATGATAATCCAATCCCAATGGTATTGGTATAATTTTATTATATAGTTTATGATAATCATAATTTTGCGTAAACCAATATGTAATTGATTTACTGTTTATAAAAAAACGTTCTATATAATTAATTCGATGAAAATTACTTATTTCACACGGAGCTCCTTTTACACACGCACCCGTTATTAACTTAATTGAAATGTTTTTTCGTTCTAATATTGGTAAAATCAATTTAGTAAAATGATGTAACACCGATGTTATAACATATACTTTATCACCCTGTTTAATATCGTAATAATATAGAGGATTAAAAGTCATTGTATCCGATTTTATAGTTGGTGGAAAAACATCACAATTTTGTGCAATACCACGCGAAGAAACATATTTACAATGTTTTTCTATTTCATTCATTAAATATATTAATTATTTAATTTTATATATTTAACCTAATTTAATATATTACCGCTATTATCAATTTCTGTCCAATTCAAATCTTTAATATAATTATATTGTGTTTCAAGACTTATGTTTCGTACGATAGTTCTATCAAAATGTGGCATCCAACTATCAATCGGATTTAATTTTGGTAATAATAATGGGTCATTTAAATTTTCTAAAATATCATTTTGTACATAAAATGCGTTTAACCCATGAACAACTCCTACTAATGAATAACCTTTTTTTTTCATAATATTAGTAGTGCCTAACAACGAACCACCACAATACATTCCTGAATTATGTTCATTATGTCTTATAAATGTTGGTTTATATTTCACGGTAACTGAGCGATATGGTCCAATAGAACTACAAAATTCTACACAAATAACTCTTGGCTTTACACATGTAATTGTATCAAGTATATGACAGTCATTTCCATCAATATCAATAGATAAAAAATCTATTTCGCCTCTACAATGTCTACCTATTAAACCATTTATATTTTGTTTAGTAATAAAAGCATTCAAAAATTGTATATTTTTTTTAGTTACTCTTTTATATAATTCTTTTGATTGTAAACAAGTATTTTTATTTCCATCTATAAACAAACCATCAAAATCGTGATTAACAATCAAATTAATTGAATTGTTTTCATTTATACCAAAACCAAATTCAACAAATTTTTTTGTTTTAGTTTTTATTACAAGAAAAATATAATTTATAACACCATCTTCACCATTTTGCGAATATAATTTTTTTTCATATTTATTTATCATAGTATAATGTTTTTTTTCAGGTATTTTATACATATAATAAAATATTCGGTTATTATTTAAATATTAAAAAGTTAATTATATTAAATGGCATATAAAATTGGCATATTAATACCAACAACAACAACAGGGCGAAATTGGAAAGATGTAAAAGAAACATATTTGTATAATATTTTTATGAAATCATTTATGAACACGTATAATAAAGAATATAATTATACAATATATTTAGGTATAGATGATAGTGATAGGTTATTTTCAAAAGAAAATGAAAAATCCGTTATCAAAAAGTTCGAAAATATAATGCCCACTGTTTCCATTGAATTTGTTAGCATGAATGGAATTGAAAAGGGATGGGTAACTAAAATGTGGAACCGATTATTTAAAAAAGCATATGATGATAATTGTGATTATTTTTATCAATGTGGTGATGATATTACATTTCTTAATATAGATTGGACCAAACAATCTATAAGTAATTTACGAAATCATAATAACGTTGGGCTAACTGGTCCATTGGATTATGGTAGAATAAGAGCAAATCCTAGGTCGTGTTTGCCAGGAGGAGAACGTTTCATTCAAACACAGACATTTGTTTCTAGGAAGCATATGGAGACATTTGGATTTTTTTTTCCACCAGAAATCAAAAATTGGTTTTGTGATGATTGGATTACAAAAGTTTATTATCCAGATTTTTTTTATCCAATGAGAAATAAATTCATTATTAATCAAGGAGGGAATCCAAGATATAACCCATCGGGATCATTGTATCCAAATGATCCCGTGAAAAAATTATGCGAAGAATTGATAAATAAACATAAATTACTTCTTACCAAATAAACCACCCATGCTTCTAAAATGTCGTGTGGCCTTTGAATATACACGACTAGGTTTTCCAAAATTAACAGGCGGAACGCCATTTATCATTTTTTTAGGCGGCGCGTTCATGCTTTCAAATGTAGATACATTAATCATAAATACATTTTCTTTTTCATCTTTTACATCATATTTAATTTTTGATAATGTTTTTAATCCATCTAAACCAGTATCATTCCAAAAAGCATTCCATGTTTCTTTTTGTGCGTATAATTTTTTTTCACCGTGATATAATAAAACAATAGACCGGTCTTTATACGGATAAAATTGCGAATAATCTATTGTACCTTTACTTTTCACCCATCTTTGTTTTAAAGCATTATCTTCGTATCCCCAACCCCATATATTTGGAAAACCATTAATTTTTTCAAAATCATTACCTTTTATAGCTATAATACCTCCTAAAGTTTGTTTAAATCCAAAAAAATGTTTTACTTTACCAAATGATGTATTAAAATCGCAAGTGGTTTCATCATAAGGCAGTGTATCAATATCATTGAAAATAAATGTAATTTTTTTGTAATCATCTGGATATTTTTCTTTTGCGTGTAAAAATCCTATATTTTTAGTTGCACCACGATTGAACGGTCTATCATCGGTTTGATGAACAAAAAACATAGCGTATGAATGCTTTTTTAGTATATGTTTATATTGATTTACAAACACAATTTTATGTTGCTCTCTATCACGGTAAGGTATAATAAATATTTTTTTTGGTATTTCACTCATCTTATATATTACGAATATTTTTCTATAATCACTGATGGTATTAATTGTTTTTTTTCATTAATAAGTTTTTTATAACATTTATTAATTGTGACTTCGCTAATAGTGCTGACATTGTATACATCCTTTTTGCTTATATTTAAATGACACGTTTGTGCTATAAAGTATATAATACCAGCGGCAACTGAATGTGGCGTGTTTTCAGGTATTATATTTTTCCGTTCAATTTGCAATGCTACAAATTTTGATAATTTTGTTAATTCTATATTGATATTTAACTTACTACAAAATCGTTCAATAAAATTTATAGGCTTTGATTTTCCTAAAAAGGTTTTTTTATTTTCAGTATCATCTGTTTCTAAATTATTGAGCAGATGTGTTGCATTTTTACAACCTTTAGTACTACTTGATGTGTCTAGTTTAAATATTACAGCAATTTCTTTAGCTGTTCTAGGAAATAAATTTACACGACACGCTATATATATTGAAGCCGCAATTATCCCATCTCTATTTAAACCTCTAAATGTCCTCATTTCAGATATCTTTTTGTGTTGTCGTAAAGCTTCGTTGATGATAATTTTAGGAATGCCCGATTGTGTTGCAAGACTTTTAATTTTTTCAAACTCATCATACAATGCTTTTTCGGTATATGGCATAGATTGCCATTCTGTATATCTTCTTATTTTTTTCATTTCATAACTGGATCTATGTCCACATACTACTTTACATCCATAAGACGATTGTTTCAACAATGGATTTATAGGCATTCCACATCTAGTAGGATCTTTAGAATTATTATCATCGGCACCATAATATCTCCATTCTGGTGATTGATCCAAAACATCTTTATAAATAATACCACATTTTGAATTAGTACATACTGGAAAGTGTTGTTCTGATAATAAAACCGGATATTGACATAAGTCACAAGTAGTTTTAATATTTTTTTCATCGTATACACATTCCATTTTTTCATTAATTTCATCATCAAATTGTTTCCATAAATCAAATTTATTTTTCTTAGATAATCTTTTCTTTATTTTTTTTGTACTGCTATTATTCATTATAATTTACAATATAATAATTATATGTTTTTAATTCAATTTTAATATTTATTTTAATATTTATTTTATTATATAAATTTATATGGGTGCAAATCAAAGTACATCAGCAGGACCAAAAAATTCAAATACTAAAAAAAGCAAAAACAATCCACAAACAACAGTTAGTGTAATGCATAAGGCAGTAGCGTGGTATTTATTTAATTCTAAATTATCTAAATTAGATGATCCAACGTATTGCGAAGATTTAATAATATTAACATCGGATGTTTTAGACAAAGTATTGACATTAAAAGAAGTTACATATTTAGATCAACATATAAAGGGTGATTCAGTTATTGATAAAAAAAATACAGAACGATTAATGTATGGATGGAATTCTGGTAGTGATACTAGAAAAAATATAAATAAAAGAGTTCAAGATTTTAAAGTTTACGATAGTGTCAAAAAAAAAAGAATGTGTAAGGGTATTGCCAAATTTTATGTAAAATTTGGACATTTATTCAATGCAATACACAAATCCATAAATCCACAATGGGTATATTATGATGAAGATGAAACTGGAAAAAAAATAAGAATACAAGTTTCGGATAGTAGTAAAATTCCTAGCAATAAAAGACATAGTAGAAAATTAATAAGAGACTCGTTATGTAGTAATCGAATACATGCATTATATGCTGATATGATAAAAGATACAGTAGATGGTAAAGAAGTTGACGTAGCTAGAATTAAAATGGATATTTGCGATATGAATAAACCAAAAAAAAAATCCAAAGACGAAGTAAAATCAAAAGTTGATTTAGATTTGATAAAAAAACGAATGGGAGAAAGAAGTGAAGGTAGATATGAAAGAAGAGGAAGAAGTAGAGAAAGAATACCAGAAAGAAGTAGAGATAGATATGATGATAGACGAGAAAGAAGTAGAGATAGAAGTGATGATAGACGAGGAAGAAGTAGAGATAGAATACCAGAAAGAAGTAGAGATAGAATACCAGAAAGTAGTAGAGATAGAATACCAGAAAGTAGTAGAGATAGAATACCAGAAAGTAGTAGAGATAGAATACCAGAAAGAAGTAGAGATAGAATACCAGAAAGAAGTGAAGAAAGAAAAGATGATAGAAAAGATGATAGAAGAGATAACATGACAAATAGAATAGAAAATCGTGATAGATATAGTGATAAAGGAACCTCGCAAAGTATATCATCATCCGATAAAGTATTATATGCAAGACCATATAAACGAACACAATCAGCTGGTGCGAATATTGTAGCCAATGATGAAAAAAGTTTATTTAATGAAATAGGTATTCCAGAATTAGAACAATTATATTATGATGAATACAATATAGATAATAATAAATACAGTGGTATGACCATTGAATCAAAAAAAAAATACAAAGAAGATTTGGAAGCTTTTTATAAAGCGTTTACAGGTGAAGAAAAATTACCAGAAGGAATCAATAAATTTTCGCATATAAGATTAAAAAGTTATCACAAAGATGCTATTTGTTCTAATTCTGATTTAAGTTGGCAACGAAAATCAACAATCAAATTTGAAAAATCAAAAGCATCCTCAGAATTTGATATATACGCAAAACATTTAGCTACTATGAGTAATAATACTTTTAAATATGAAAACCAATTATTATCTATTTTAAATAAATTATTTTCAAAAGATTCAGCACCTAGTTATACTGAATATGGACATAAGTCCAAAAAAAGAAACAATGTGATTATTAATCCAAATTTAGATGAAAAAAATTTACAAACAATTATAGATGAAACGCGTAAAATTTTAGTTGAAATGTATGTTAATTGTCATAAAGATTTTTTGGAGGGTAAACAAAAATTTGAAGCAGTTTTAAATCGTATAGGTATAAATACACAACTAGCTAGATTGAAAGAATTAACTGAAGAACAAAAAAAAATGCAAATAGAATTAAGAAAAAATTATACATAAATTATTCATAATATAATCTAATTGTATTATATATTATGAATCAAGCTATTAATAATGATATAAAAAACAATGCAAATAACTTAAAAAATTCAATACAGAGTGAAATAAATAATATAGGTCAAACATCTGTGGAAATGGGGCGAAATATTCGTGATACAGCTAGAGATACCGCATTAAAAGCGGAACAAGTATCAAGAAGAATATGGTCTCAAGCAGAAGGTATGGCAAATGATGCTAGAATAAAAACACAAAATAGAGTAAATGATTTACAAGACCAAGCTAGATATAAAGCAAATGAATTTCAAGAACAAGCTATAACAAAAGGCAACGAAATACGACAACAAGCTATTGATACAGCAACGGATTTGAAAGATCAAGCCGAAGTAGCTGTGGGAATAAAAAAAGAAGAAGGTTGGTTTAAAAATCCGTTTTCACTACAGTTTTTCAAAATACCAACGTTAATGAATATAACAAACCGGTTCTCTCCAAAAAATTTGTTTTGCAGTACTTCAACATCTTCACAACCAATCATTAATAATACCATAGATCAATTTGGAGGTGGTAATGGAAAAAAAGCGATAATTGATTTATTGAAATATAATTTAGTAAAACGAGAAAAAATATTAAACATATTATTTGAAGATCTTATGATAATAATCGGAAATGGTAAAAACGTTCCAAAAAAAAAAGAAAAAAAGGTTTTACAATTAATACAAGAAGTAGATTTAATTAAAACAAAAATTAAAAGAGTAAGTCAAATGGTTCCATTGGTAAAAAAAAAATTAAATAGTAAAACAGCTAGAAAATCGCGTAAAAAAAGAAAAAGCAGAAAAAGCAGAAAAAGAAGAAAAAGAAAGACAACCAAACGAAGAAAAAAATAAAATATGACTTATTTTTATATGAATAAAAATAAATCAAGAAGTATTAAAATCAATAATAATCGTACTAAAAAGAAAAGAAAATATACCATAAAAAAAAGACAAACTAGAAAACAAAGTAATGCGTTTATTAAACAACAAACTCGCAATAGCAAATTAAATAAAAAATTATACAATACATTAATGGAACACGTAAATAAACCACCGGAGCCTCCAACTGTAGGTAAGATAATGAATAAATATATTCCTATGATGAAAAAAGCAATGAAAAAAAAAGACTATAAAAAAGCAGCAATGTTCAATTATTTAATATTTGCATCCATGTCAACATATGTTCCTGTAGAACCACAATTTGATAAAGGGTTATTAGTAGAGCAAAATTTAGGACCAATATTATCAAACGTTGATACACACGTTAAATACCATACAGGATATGCTTATCCTAAGAAAAATTATCCTTCCAAATTTACACGAAAAGAAAAAAGAAAATTACTAAAACGCAAAACAAGAAAAAGGAAGACATAGAAATAAAGTATTATTTTTAATATTAAATATTTTCATATTAAAAATGATTAGAATTATATTGTCAGCATTATTTTTATTAAATGCTATATTTTGGGGTATATATCCTGTAAGTGAAGATAGTCCTTTATCAAAAATATTACATTTTTTTGGATATGAATATACTGCACCATTTATATTACATTTAATAATTGGAATATTATTTTATGTTTTAGCAATAGTAGTATGTCAACAAAAAACAATTCAGCATTTGTGGTTTTAATGTCTTGACATTAATTTTGACAAAATATAAATAAATAATACACCGACACCAATATTATAAACAGATGAAAATTGTTTAACAATACTGTTTTTAGATATTAAATTATCATTGATATTGGAAAACCCTTCAACATCTCTTTTATTAACAAATAAACATTTTTTCTTTCTAGAACCTGCTTTTCCAACAAGTTGACAAGATTCAACACATTCAACATTTGGTCCATCCATAAAAGAAGATAATATATCAGTAGGAATCATTGCAACCACATTTTCAGCTATACCGGGTATTAATCCTTTTCTCCCAGGTATAACACTTCCACTTGGTATATTATTTACATATTTCATCATATCAACTTCATCTTCACCATATTTACATGTTTGTCCTGTTTTAATAAAAAAAGAATTGCCTAAAGGCCTATTATATCCTGATTTGTTGGCATTACTTCTACCATCAAAAATAATACCCGCATATGCACCCAATCCCGCAATATTGTCATCTAATTGATCACCATCCGTACCCATACCCATTTCGTCTGCACTTTTTATTTGTTTGTGATATTTATAATTTGGTCCTATTATTCCCGGTTTATCGTAAGACATATATATAATTATAAGATATAATTATCAAAAAAAAATAAAAAAATATTATAATGAATATTTCAAATGAATTAACAATGTCCAATGAATGTCGTATATGTTTTGAACCACAAACTATAGACAATATTTTTATATATCCGTGTGCTTGCAATGGAACAAGTAAATATGTTCATATAAAATGTTTAAAAAAATGGAGGGATACTACCACAAATTTGATTGCTAAAAAAAGATGTATGGAATGTCATGTTTTCTATAAAATAGTAAAAGAATATCCAATTGAAAAACATATGTGTAAATGTAATAATTATACTTATCCTATTATAATTATATTTGGGGGATTAATTTTAATCATTTCTTATGTTACTTTTTTATTTGAACTAATATTCAATAATTATTATTATTCTACATTAATTATAACATTTACGAATAAACAGAATGATGAATATAACACATTATTAATAAATAATCCTATAACAGCAATAACTTATTATTCTTCTATAACACAATTTAATATAAATGCTTGTTTATCTATTTTTTACTTTTATAATTTATACTTTAACATTTACCGTAAAAAACATTATATTAAAAAAACATTATTGTATACATTATTTAATAATATATGGATGTTTTATCCACAAATAATTTATTACTATACTTCAAATGATTTTCAATCGTTCATTAATTATGCAACTCTTGGAAATGTATTGACTATTTTTTGGTGGTTATTATTTTATTATAAAGAAAGAAGGATAATAAATAACATGAATCGCAAACTCAACAATCAAATTATAAAAAATTATGAATTGAATGATATTATCTAAATTATTATATATAATGATTATCTCTAATAAAATGAACAAGTATATTATTATTTTTTTAATTATGACGATATTTTTTATGTGTATTATTAATACAAAAATAAAAGAAAATTATAATAATATTAATGGCAAAGTGATACGTGGAAGTGGTATAGCTACTAAGATGGTAGATTATCCTACAGCGAATATGAAAAATAATATTGGATTAGATTGTGGTGTATATTCAGGGGTTAGTAATTATGGTAAATGTACTATAATTTCATTAAATAAAACAGAAGATCTGGAAGTGCATATACATAATTTTAAAAAAAATATTTATAATAAATTATTAAAAATTAAAAATATAAAAAAAATACCAACAGAAACTTCGGGGGCTATAGATTTAATAAACAATGGATGTAATGGTAATACAAATAATATGTTGGAATATGATAAGGTTAAAAATTTATTAACGGATACAAATATTAATAAATTATTTTCAGATATAAACATTAATTAGCTCATTTCTTTCATTTTAGCATTTGCTTTTTCATCCGATTTTTTACTTGTAGCATTAATACTTTTTTCATTTGTTATAGTTCTAGTTTTATTTTCACCAACATCCTTTTTTAATACTTTCAATACATTATCTACATTCGTAATAACTTTATCTAAAGATTTAATTTTAGCGGAATTTATATTAACGACTTCATCTCTATTTTTTTCACATGAAAGACCTTCTACCAAATTCAATTTTTTGAATATATTATGAATAAATAATGTAATAAGTAATAGAATTAAAAAATACACCAACATATATATTTATATTCTATTTTATTTTAACTAAATTGTTCATCTAATGCATCATTTGCTTTTTTATTATTCGTTGAAAGTGTTATATTTTCTTGAACTATTTTAAACATTTCGTCATAAGCTTTTTTAACAATTGATGTTTTTTTATTTAATTGTTTAATTTTCTCTTTATTATCTAAAATTTTAACACATAAGTCTGGTTTTTTAGCTTCACACGAATCTTCTATTTTTTTAAGACCCTCACGGATTTTAGTAAAGTATAAATCATACAAAATAATAGATCCTGCTATTATTAAGCCAATTAATATATATTTCTTCATTATATAAATAATAATATTTATTTTCTATTTGTAATATAAATGCTAAATTTAAAATCTCGAAAAGTAAAAAACAGAGGAAATAATAATAATGGGTTGGTAGTAACGCAAAAAGGCAGCTACTCCAATATTAATGTGAGGCAAAATACAATTCTTAAAGATAGAAATAATTGTGTAAGATTACCAGATGGAAGTTTATGTAAAGTAGGTTCGGCAGGTATATTGCCATTACAGGGATGGAGAAAAAATTTAAATAATTGTGGTACGGAAACTATTGTAGTTTATAAAGATAATCATTCAAAAGGTGTTTCTAAATCAACATGTTATAGTAAACGTATTCGTTCGGGTATGCAAGAAAAGAAAGTATATGATTCTAAATTAAAAAAATATGTTAAAAAGAAAAAAATCTCTAGTTATTCGGAGTATTTAAAAAAAAGATGTAGAAATTATGAGAATGTTGATTTTAAATATTACAATGATAATTTTTATACACCACCCAATCCAAATTTGGATCAAGTAGTTAACGCCGAAGATATTTCCGTATATGAATATAATCGAATTTTAAGAAGTCAAATATTTCATGATGATTTTCTGAACCAAAGCTCAAACGCAGATATAGTAAGTAATTATACAACATTCGTCTCTGGTAAAGATAATATAGGTTATGCTTTAAAAGGAGGATTGATGACATCAAATTATCGCCAATCAAGTTATTTTACGACACCACAAGTTAAGAGTGTTAGTTTTTGGGTTAAAGATTTCAATACAGATGGTGTAGCAAATAATGATGGTTGGGATATATTGTTTGATGGTAGAACATCAACATCTAGCGACGGTCCTTTATTGCGTTGTAATCAAAGAGGTAAATTAGAAATATTTAATGGTTCTATTGTAAAATTATATTTGGATGGAATTGAACAAACATTGACAAATTATGGTTCAAATAATTTTGATATTGGAACAGGTGGTTTAGAAACTAACGAATTAATTGGTTGGCATCATATTTATTTTGAATCGGCAGTTGATTTTAAAGGTTTATCTATGTTGTCCGATTATGCAGATTCTGACGCAAAATATAGTTCTCAAGCAACTATAGATGAAGTTAGATTATTTGGTAAACATTTACCACAATTGGATATAACATTATTATATGAACAACCACAACTAAGTTATTCTATTCCTAAATCTATTGCACCGATGTATAATAACAAAACCATATTATTTCAAAATCAAATAATGACGTTACCAAATTCGTTAGAAAATTTTACTATTCGGGTGTATGTAACATTTAAACCTAATTTTTGGTCGTATAATGGCGCTATTAAAAATTTTGGTATTTTTACGTTAGCTAGTGAAACATTTAATAGATTTGATTCAAACTTAAGTAACAACCCTGGTTATATAAATCTTTTTATTGATCCAGTTACAAGCTATGGTGGAGGACACACGACGAATAATTTAAAAATGTATTGGGGTAGTGCAGGATCTACTAGTGGACATTCTATTACTGGTAGTTATGCTTCTGGAAACAATGAAGATTCAAATAGAGTAAATGAATTTCATGATTTTAGCAATTTGATTGACCAACGAAATGAACAATTTTTATTTGAATTATCTTACGATAGTTATTATGATTCGTATGGAACATTTACTTGTACTAGAATGTCTGATGGAGAATATTTTGAATATTCACCAACAAATAAAGCATTCCAAACATATACAGAGGTTGAACCAGTAAGTCCAACCACAAGAGATATAACACACGTTCGTGTTGGAACTTGTTATGGTGATGGAGGGGTCGTATTGGACAATGATGATTACTTTACGGTTGATGATGCTTATATTTATGATGGAGAAACGTTAGCTGTTCCTGGACCACAAATTCCATCAAACACATTTCGAGGTAATTGTAACGAATGTAAAGAACCAGTAATACATAAAAGAAATAATAAAAATTTCTATAAACAGGGTGCTGTAAGTAGTGGTTCAAGATTAGACAAGTTAAAATTTGATACGATTATGGATTCACAGAAAAATACATCTGACCCCAATTGTCCTTGTGCTGAAAGTAAATATTTTGCTGGGAAACCTAGATTTACGGGACATGTTAGTGGATTACCCTGTAAAAGTTTTCCTAATAGAATTAATGGAATACGACATTGTGCAGTTCCTAGAAGTGAACCAACTGGTCCCGAATTAGAAATATATTTGAATGGTATGACGGTTAATTTAATTAATAATCAGGGAACAATTGCTAATGAAAGAAATGATTTTGGAAATATAGTAGATGGAAACAATACAACATTTAGTTATTTAACTACAGCAGGAACAGGAGCAAATCATTTACCTTTATCTATAAATATTACACCTAGTTCGCCATTATCAGGAAATTTCTTAACTGGATTTGTTATTTCTTCTGAAATAAGCAGTTTTGGTAATATAGACCTGGAATTTATTAAACTAGCCAATGGTGTAACTCCTCAATCGATGGAATTGATTGATGTGGAAAATGATTCTGGTATTATTAAATCAATTGGTGTTAGCAATGTTCATAATCCAGCTACGTGGCATATTAAAAATCATACACCTAGTAATACAATAACAATTAGAATAAAACCAATGATGATGCATCAAAATAGTAAAATAAAAATAAGATTTCAAGTAAATAGCGGAACAGGTTCACAATTATGGCCAATTAAAGAAATTAAGGCATTAGTAAGAAATTAAACATTTATAGTTTTTTCTATATATACTATAAATGTCTACAAATACTATTGTAGTTACAGTTCAAGGAAGTGGAAATGGTAAATTTTATATGGATGGTAATGAAGGAGTATTAGCATTAAAATATGGTGATACATATATTTTTGATGTTGGTGATTCCACAAATACTAACAAACCATTATTTTTTAGTTTAATACAAGATGGTATTCATAATAGCGGTTCAAATTATAATTTTTCGAATTTTTCTAGAAGTGGAAACGTCGGGCAATCTGGTTCAACCATCCAACTCACTGTGGATATAAATACACCAACAAATTTATTTTTTTATTCAACAAACTATGATGGTATGGGTAATGGTGTATTGGTTAATAATAATGGAACTATACCACCATATAGAATAAATATGAGTTTTTTTAATCAATCTAATTCTCGTTTTGGGTCAATGAATTTTATAAAAGTAGATAATAATAATTATAAAAGAACATCCGGAAAAAAAAGATTAGATTGTTCAGTTCCAGGTTGTAATGGATTGATACATAAAATTTATAAAGATCCATTATCAATTCATGCCAATAAAGATACTTGTTATAATCCAACAATTAAACAGAGGGAAAACAAGGGAATTTATACTGAACCAGTTCATGGAAATCAAGCATATTTAAAACATAGATGTAGAACATTTAAACAACGAGAATTTAATTTTGCCCTAGAAAATAAAGATTATGATAAAAAAATATATCAAGCAAATTGCGTATGTAATACAAAAGTAACTTATAATAAAAGCAATAGAAAATTTAGTAACCAGGGTGCAGTAAGCAATAGGTCTAGAATAAATAGATTAAAATATAATACGAGAGTTATAACAAATCAAAAAATTGAAAATAAAAATGATAGATTTAAATAAGATTATTAAATAACGAAAACAATGTATAAACCTTTAAAATCATTCAAAGGAAAAACAAATAAAATTAAAGATGATATAAAACTTGCATACGACGATTTGGATTGTGGTTCCTGTGAACCACATAGTGATAATCATTTGAGATTAAGAAAAATGTTCAATAATACGAATGTATCGTTGGTTCAAGGTTCCATAGATTATCATAGATTTATTCCGATTTGTCATAAAGATGACCGTGTTAAGTTAAAAAAATATTTTGAAAAGTTAAAATGCGGATTTTATGAAAGAAATAAAACAACAAAAACGTACGATTTTTACGAATGGACATTATTCGAAACCCTGAAGGTAGAATTCAAAAAAAAAAAAATTGTATATTTAATGTTTGATGCGTTGAATTATGGAATAGAAGAAGAAAACAAAAAAAAGGATTATGAACATCATAGTTTAGTTGTAATTTTTATCCCATTAAAAAAAGGATACCATGCTTATTTGATAAATTCTCACGGCGTAGATACAAAAGATTATACAACATATGAAAGATTTACAAGTATTTACAAACGTCAAAAAACTATTAATTATGATTTTCATAACAATATAGATGTTGTTATGATGAAAGATTTTATAGATTTCTTTAAACTTTCAACAAAAATAAAAATTCGATATAATAAAACGGAAAATCATAATTATCACGGTGCTAATTTACAACACGGAGATAATTATGGAGTGTGTTGTTTGTTTCCAACTATAATTTGGTATTATTTCAATTTATATTATAAAAAGACTGTGAAATTGGGTCAAATGAAATTTGATACATCCATTAATATGTTGAAAAAAAATCAATTGATACCTTTTATACATTTGATATTTACAGATTTCGATAGTAAATATGAAACTAAATTATTAACAATAATGACAAACACAAATTGTCCAAAAAAAGTGGATAGGATGGTTGAAAAATTAAATTATAGATTTACTAAAAAAATTCTCAATATGACGGTAGCATTTCTATCACAAAAATATTTCAAATGTTAAATATTAACTTTTTTTAAATAAATTAGTATATTGATTATAATTATTATAGGGTATATTATTTTTAACACACCATTGGATACATTTATTAATGTTATTATTTTTATATTGTAATATCTTATCCGATTTTTTGTTTTCTATTAATTTAATTGTATTTGTTATTGTTTCTATTTGTTGATTTCCAAAAATAGCATTGATTTCTTCAATTTGATTAATATATATGTGTTGTAATGGTATATTCAAAATAGATTTGATATTATATTTCTTAAAATCGATATTATACAATACTTTTATAATAGATATTAACTTTTGCTTTATAAAATCTATATTTGAAAATCGAAAATGTTTACATACTATATATTTTTCAGAGTTAGCAAATCGTGATGTATTTGGTTTTATAATATATACTTTTTTGTATAAACAATTCAATAAATAAATAAATTCAACCGATGATTTCAAAAATATATCATACATTTTCAAAACAAAAGAACCATTTTGTTTTTGCATTAATATGGCATAAATAATTTCTGTTAAGATCAAACGACTCGCTTGATTTTCTTGTGTATTGAAGTTTTCAGAAAAATCAAAACCACCATCCGCGGTTATAAAATCCATTTTATGTCCATATTTTTCAATACAATATATTAAATTTTCAGGACAAAATAAGTTTCCAGTTTTATCCAAACCATATTCAAGTATTATATTTTTATTTTTTTCCAATAAATTATTACATTTTTTCCACGATGGTATATTATTATTATTATTATCAATTAATGTCATACCATAATATTTATCCCGTGTATTTTTTCTCAAATAAGTCATGGCTTCGACAAATCCCCCAGGACCTTCTGCCAAATGAAATGACTTTATATTTTTATGTGCAAAATCTATTTCTAAATTAAATGTATTATATATCTCAATTAATTTAAAAAAAGCTCTCGATATAGGTTTATATTTACTTATACAATATTTTAGGTTCGTTAATGGTGTATGTATATATTCATATGGGTTTGTAATTCTTTTCATACTATCCCAATCATTATTATAATCTTTTATATTACTTTTACATTGTACCAAATAATGTGATAAACTTTTACTTAAAAATTTTTCATTTTTTTTATTTATTAATTCTATTTTAATATGCGATTCATTTAACCAGATGTCTATGGGTAACAATGAAAAATATGTCATTTAAATATAATAAGTATATATTAAATTATATTTAAACGAATTTTTTTATTGTTTTATCACTAATGGTTTCTTTTTCTTTTGGTTTTTTCTAGAAATTTTAATTTTCCTACCTAATTTTTTTATTTTTTTCTTTGATGATTTTTTTATAATTTCTTTTATTTGAGTATTGAAGACACTTTCTGTATCGACATCGCGAATTTTTTTGAATATAAAATAATTATTCAGGAATGATATTTGTTTTTCATTCAAATTTAATTTGTCAGCTTTACCATAATAATTTCTTGTTGATTTATGTTTGTTAGTTTCTTTCAACATATTGTCATGTAAATCTTCAAATGAACCAATTGATTTATTAAATCCCAATTTGTTAGATTCTTCGGCATTTAAAGGTGCAAACCCATAATGTTCTAATAAGCTATTGAAATATTCAAAATTAACTAAATATTCAGGAAACACTTTGTTAATAGATTCTTGGTATACATCTATTTGTAATCCTACACAATTTGCGTCATCTTTAAAACCATCCTTCAAATTATCATATTGTTTTGTTATTTCCCATAATTTTTTCTCACCATCCATAATATTTATACTTTCGCCTTTTGATAATGACTCCAATTCATTATATACTTTTTCACCATTATAGGTTGTTCCGATAAAATGTCCACCAACTTTACAACATTCACTTACATTTCTAACAAAATTATTAAGTGTGTTTCGATCTTTAAAGAAATAATGTATTGAAAATTGATTGGATACAATATCAAATCCTTCTTCAGCTATACCATATTTTTTATATACGCCAAATCCTATTTCTTTTTCATCTTTTGGGCCATTTCCAAATATAGCTTTCATTATTTTTTCACTTCTTTCTCCACCAATAGCAGCTTCACCACTGCGAATATTTTTTGATGAGTCACCAGCTAAAAATATAGCACCGGGCATCATTCTAGTTCTCTTCTTATCATTTAAATAACGAGCACAAGCACCGTTAATTCTATTTTCAATATTATCTTTTGAATAATCAATTCCAAATACAAAATTTAATCGTGATTTTATCCATTTTGATAAATCACCACCTTTACCAACACTCATATCTATTAATATATCACCTTTTTTTGAAACACTTTGTATTAATTTACGTTTGACATATTTATTGTGAAAATCTCTTAGTGATTCTAGATAACGAACATCTCTTTTACCTGATTTATTATAATAAACATTATCATCAATTAATTCATCTGGTATGTCTTCCCCTGTTTCCAACATATGTTGGGTTATGGGATTATGTATAGATTCCCAAACACCCTGTGCGGTTGTATAATTATTTCCATAATTCTTTTTGCCAGCTTTATATTGTGCTGTTTTATCATGACGAACTCGAATAGGAATCCATTGCCATCCTCTTTCTCCATCTTTATCAAAGCGAAATTCTACAATTGTTTCATCTTCAAAATTTTCTTCTTTATTTTCTGTCAATAAATAATCAATATTATTATTTTTTTCAATCTTTATGTTTGTTTGATAAACCGGATAATTAGGTTCAGGATTTGTAGGATGAAATGGAACAGGTTTATAATTATTTCGATTATCATAACTGTATTCGGGTATATTATCTTGTATAATGTCTTCAAAAGGATTAATATATCCGTGGTATCTTTCATCAAAACCAACGCGACAAATTAATGTTTTATACCTATAATGATCAAATCCTTCTGTTAAATTCGTTCCTTCGTTGAATTTATTCCCTATAAAATCTCTACCATTTTCATCTTTCTTAGTTGTTATTAGGAAATCAACAGTATTGAATTCGGGTGGTTTCCATTTATATGAAGACATCCAAGTTGTTTTTTTAGGTGGTATTCTCCCACCATTTGACAATCCCAAAGTCTCTATACCAACACTTTTATTTGTCGGATGAAATATTAAACCATCCGTTTCATATTCAATTAGATCGTCGTTTATTTCTTGAAATAAAGTCTTGCAACCGTCGAATATATTTTTTCCACCATAAAATTCTTTTATATTTATTTGTAATGTTTCATTAGAATTTGTAATAGATTCAAAATTAAGTTCTTTTGTCAGACCATTCAATTCATTATATCTAAAAATTGTTTTGTCCATTTTTTTATTTGTATATACCAAATTATTACTATTAACAAATGGATATTCTCTCAAATCATTACCACCTTTGAAATATATATCAAAAGCTGCAAATAAATTTATATAGTTTTTCTCTTTATTGTGTAAAATATGTTCACCATCAATAATAGTTCCTGCTAATTTTACATTTGAACAAACCAACCCGGTAAATTGAACATTCATATTCATATCAATAAAATAAATTTTTTTGCTTTTTGTAATAAATATTAATTTTCTCATACCATCAGCCTTTTCAGTTACCAAATAATTGTTATGAATCGAATTATTCATAATCTGTTCTTTTTCTTTAATAATATTATTCATAGTTAATGATATAGAACTGGGACCAACAAAATCACTAGAATTTATGAGTAAATTATTATATTTATCCCTAACATTTTTTAAATTTTTTTCACCACGAGTAACGTTTAAATATTCAATTAAAACATTCTCTTTTTCATCAACGGATATAGGATAATTTGTTTCTTGTAATCCAGATAAAACCATCTTAACACCATTGAACACGTCTTTTAAATATTTTCCAACATGGTCAGTCAACATTGTTTTGTTTAAAACCGTTTTTACTGGTTTTATTTCTAACTCGATTTCATATGTTTCTCGGTTGTTAAATACATTTGATTTCTCAATATTATATTGTGGTATCATTCCAAATTTTCCTTCTACTCTCCCATAAGTAGATGAACGAATTATGCTTAAATCAAATATAAATGGATATTTTGGATTTCGAAACGAAAATCGTTTTAATAATCTAAAATTTTTTTTATTATTTTTCCAATCGTCTATTAATTTTTGTACAAGTTCATATTCAGGTTTCAATACTTTTTCTACTTTATAATTGACACGAAATTCAAAACTTTTAAAATCCACCGGTGCCAGAACTCCTTGTGCGTATTTCTTTCTTGTTTTTGTTACAAAATTAACACCACCTTTTTGCAAAACACTTTTCAAATCATTGCTTTCACAATAATGTTGTATATTTGGTAAATTCCAAATTTCAACACGGACATTTGATTGGACATACTTACCTAAATTTTCATTCAAATAAAAAGATTGAATATTCAAATGATAATCTCCATCATCTGATTGAGCTTTCCAATCCAATGATCTTAATTTTCTTATAACATTATTAAATTGAATTTTGGTAATTTTATTTTTATAATTTGTTCCAAAACGTATCTCTAATTCATCTGGATTATATTGTTGGTTTATTTCATTGGTTAGATATATTTCTATATATTTTTCTAATTGTTTTCTTGGAGTTAATTGTTTTGACGACATATATGTATTAATCATATTATTTTATATTGTTTCAATTTAAAATTATAATTTTTTAGTTATCTCTTCATATAATTGTTTTTTTGTTTTCTTTTTTGTATGTGATTTCATAATATTTATATCCAACTTATTAGCAATATCTATTAATTGCTGTAGCTTATAACTTGATATACTTGCCAATGGTTTTTCTATATTCTCAACATTCCATAATGAATTGCGATATTCTGATGTTTTTTTATACATTTCCTGGTGATTATTGAACAATTCTAATTTATATTCATTATTTATTTTATGAACAATTAAATCTTTCACATAGGAAGGAGATAAAGAAGTATATATTTTACAACCGTCGATATAATATAAATTGATGTTCAAAATATGAGTTAAACATTCTAACGTAGTTACTGAAAAACAATTACTAAACGTTATATCATTTTCTAAATTTTTCAATTTCCATTTTTTATTACTTTTTACATTGGCTTTATTATTTCGTAATAAGTCTACATAATTAAATTTTTCTTCTTGTTCTACCGTATAATAATTACTTGTTATTTGTTCATATGCGCCCATTCCTTTTTCTATGATATAAATAAACCATAATAGTTTGTTTTTATATGGAACATTAAAAAAATCATCATATTGGTTTAATGGTTCTTCTTTATGTATGGCTATCTTTTCTTCATGTTTTCTTTTTTCAAAATTAGTATTATGTATTAATTTTGAAATATTATTATTATTAAATTCAAACTGCGTGATTGACTTGAACATTAATATTACTTGTTGTTTTTTCTTTATTATCTTTAAAGAATTTATTCTGTAATGTCTTTTTCATTGTTTCAACATTTTGTAAATTTGTTTCTTGGCATTTTGTGTAATTAATATAATCATTAATTTTTTCAATAATATCAGGTTTTAAATTGTTCATATTAATAAAAATACCATTTTTATTCTCACTATATGAAATTTTATTTTCTTGCATTATCTCTAAAATTTTAATATGATGATCTTTGCTCATATTTTCAATTTGTTTTTTCAAATCTTTCATTTTATTCATTATGGAATTATAATACTTAAATATTTAAGTTATTATCGTATATTGTTATTTTTCACGGGTTTCATATGTTTTTATTCTTTCTTTTAAATAAAATCCAAAAAATATACAACCCGCACCACCCGATATATATCTCCATAATGGTTGGTTTGAACAATTTCTTAAGCATACTACTTCAGACGAACCCCAAATTGCACCAGTTCCTCCTAGAACATCCCATACAAATTTTTTCCCACTATCTAGGATAAAATCATTATCCATTTATCTTAAATAATATTTTATTTTAAAATAGTTATTTAATAATATTAAAAAATATAATTATTTATTTATTGTTTTTTTACAATACGCACTCTTTGTTTCTTTTCTTTTTTAATATTATATTTTGGCACTAATTCAGCAATAATAGATATATATTTATCGTTTAATTCATATCGGGTTCCTATAACACGAATAATAATTTCATCGTTTATTTTTATATTACTAAATTCAGGTTTTTTATAATTATGATCGCGTGCAATGAAGACAATAACAGGACTATGTTCTTCTGTGCCATATGTTGCTCTTATACCAGCCTTTGTAACATTTTTAACATTACATTTAATTGTTATACCTTCTACTGGTTTACATATCATTGCTTGTAAAATTACATCAAATATTACATTATTATTTTCAATAATTCCGGATGAATAAGATAAAATATTGATAGATTGTTTTTTGATATAACCTTCATTTACACATTTACCTTCTAAACTATTTATTAATTTAGTAACAAGAATTTCTTTAAGATTGCTACCTATGCAATTAAATGGTATCGCAATTTTTCTAGTTATTATATTTTTTGAAAATATACCATAATGTTTTGTATGTTTTTTTTCAGTAGACGGGTTTAAAGAATTTGCCATTATATATAGACTATAATAAATTCTTAATATTTTTTCAATTTATTTTATATATTATTTACAACTTTTTCAATATTATAATATAACCATTTCTTTTCATCTTTATTATTTTCTTCAAAATAATGTAATAATAATTCATTTTCTACGCACAAATGTTTTGATGTTAATCGTATTGGAATAACTTCTTTCTTTTTTCCTTTTTCTCCAACTTGTAATAAAAATTTCTCTTCATTTTCTTTATCTGGTATATCTTTTAATTTCGTATCATATATAGTGTCAATTTTGGAATCGGTATGATTATATTTATTTATATCTTTTTTTATTATTGACGATAATGTGGGAACTCTTGTCATAAAATTTTGCAATTCAATATCCGCGTGTAATTGTTTAAATAATTCATTGTTCAAGTTTATCATTGCTTTTTTTTGAAATTCACCAGTACCACACACAGCACCTGTTCTCTTTTTTTCATCATTGATATTTTTAATTTTAAAAAATGTTTTGCCTTTATTTATATCAAAAACACCTATTCTTGTATGTGGAGTTTTTGTATCAATATACATACCTTTGACTAAATCTTTTTTATTACTAGGTAAACGATCCCATTTATTTCCAGTTAATCTATAATATTTTATTTTATCGTCTAATAATCCTATTATATTATTATGGATAAATTTTTTAAAATATTCTTTGGAATATCTTTCATAATTATAATCGCTATTTTTATCACTATATACATGTTTTAACAATAACAATTTATCATCATGATTTAAACCTTCCAATATATGATACAACGCATATCTATATAAATTATCTTTTGGTATTCCATTAAGTTGGTATAATATTTTAATCATCCATGCTGCTATTTTACTGTTATCTTGTTTATCTGTGGATTGTAATTTTTTAGGATTTTGGATTTTATCCATTTCAATTTCTAATTTCTTTAATATTTCTGTTATTTTGTTTGTTTTACTTATAGATTTTTCTTTTATATTTTCTGGCAATGGATATACTATTTTTTTATTTTTTTCATCAATCAAATGTTTATTATCATATATTTGTGTATAATCATTGATTTCAATTGGTTGGAAAAAATAATAATTATCTATATTTTTTATTTTACCAATTCTATCATACATATCAACTAAGTATTCGTTTTCGTTTTTTATCAACTGATCCAACGCATAGTATATTTGATCTTCTGGATATTGTTTAATTTGTTGAATTCTAGCTATAAGCTCTTTATCACTATACATATATTCCTCTTTAAACAGTAATCGTATTCGCTGGATTATTTTATCTATATTTAAAACCATATAATAATTATTATATGTATCACTATTTAATGATGCTTTTTCGTTTAATGATACTTTTTCGGGTTTAGGTTTACATTCTATTTCACATTTATCAAATTCACAAACTGGTGTATTATCTTTATGACCCAATACATAATCAATTGAATTATATTTATTTGATGATAACTTTGATGACAACTGTTGAACTACTTCTGTGTTTAAATCCTTCTCCGTTAATTTAGTTTGATTAGAATTTAAAAAACAATCTACTGCGTTTTCTTTTAAAATTTTACTTACGGCGGCGATAGATTTTACCTTCTTCTCTGCCAAACGATACATATATAAATCTACAGATTCATACTCAGAATCATCGCCTGTATCTTTATCTTTCAACAACACTGTTCCATGCATATATATTTCAACATTTCTTTCTTCAAAAGGTAATAAACAATGACTCTGATTACGCACTGCTCTCCCAATAATTTGTTCAATTCTATAAATATTGAACCATGGATCTAGTATATGTACTTGACGAATATTTTGAAAATCTAATCCTTCAGATGCAGCTTTACTTACTATAATTACTTTAATTTTTTCACCATTAATATTATCAGGACTGTTGAATGCGTTTATTTCTTCCAATCTATTTGGACTTAAGTTATTATCACCGGTTATCATAGCGTATTTCAAATTAAGTTTATTTCCTTTCGTATAATCATTATTTGGTTTATTTTTAAATAAGGAATTTCCACCATAACGAGAAAATCCCAATTCTTCCAATGCCAATGCCATTGGAATACTAGAGCCATAAATATACCGACTATATATTAATATTTTTCCTTTGGATTCCAAATCTTTTTCGTCATTTATAATTTTTTTTTTTTTTATTTTTTTGATAATAAAATTAATTTTATGACTGTATATTTCTATTTTATCTGGTGAAAATATAGCACCGAATTCTCTTGTGAGATTTTTATATTCAAACGTTCCTATTAAAATATCTTTCTTAAACATCATATTTCGTTTCAAACCACCATTTCCATATAATTTTGTGATAATATTATAATTTTTACCCGTTCCATCTTTAACAAATTCGGTGTGTGGATATGAAAAGTTTAACGACTGAATAAGACCTTCTAAATATGTATATTGTATACCAGTTTTTTGGTCTTCTTTTTTTGTGAAACCACTTTTTTTTTCTTTTAGATATTTAATTATAAAATTGTAAATTTTATTTTGATATGGTGTAATAGGTATCATCATTATATCTAAATATTTAATTCGATCTATAGTATCAATACGACCTTCATTTGCTTGTTTTTCGGGATATTTCCATTTGTCACGACCAAGTTTTATAAGTTTTAATAATGATCGTGGTTCTCCCATTTCTTTTGGATAAATTCTATAAGGAAATGTAAAAACATTTTCACCCCGAACATAAGAAATATAACCTCTACATTTTTGTTTTAATAACTCTATTCCTGTCTCTCCAGTCGGGTCCACTAATAAGTTATCAGATTTATCAAAAATTTCATTTTCACTTATTGGAAATCTATTATCATTTAAATTCATTAGGTTCAATAACCATACAATTTCTCTTGCGTTATCGAACATTGGTGTTGCTGATAATAATAATAATTTAAGATTGCTAGCATACACAACTAATTTTTGTAAATTCTCTCCAGATTTTTTGAATGTTTTTTGCTCTACGTTTCTAATATTATGTACTTCATCAATTACCAACATTCTATTTGAAAATTCATTTCGGATAGCTTTTTTTCCACCATCATTCTTGTGTTTATTTTTTTCTAATATTTTATTAATATAGTTGGAAAATTCAGTATACCCTATAAATTTATAATTCTGTTTTATTATTCGATTTATTTGTTTTATCACATCACTTTTTGGAACACCCTTCATGTTCATTGGATTAATTTCTTTCAAAAATTTGTTACCTGTACAAGATTTAATATTCCATAATCCATTAATTTCTTTTAATTTTTTTTCGTTGAACAATTGCAATTTAAAATTAGTTTGGACATTTGGCGAAGCAACAATCATTATTTCTTTATCTGTATTCATCTGTTTATTATATTCTCTCATTTCTTCGCATACTGAAATAGCACTACAAGTTTTCCCGGTCCCTACACCATGATATAATAATAAACTATTATACGGTGTTTGAAATGATAAAAAATTACGGACAAACATTTGATGTGGTGCCAATTCAAATTCTTTGTCTTTACATAATTTATCTGTAATCTCTTGAAATTTCTCTTGTTTCTTTATATCAGGTATTTCTTCCATTTTAGTTTCATTAAATTCTCTTTTCTGGAAAATTTTTTGATTAAAATATTTATCATTCAAATGTGGATATAATGAATTATCTGTTTTTGAGAAGCTCTCTTCATTTGCTCTCTCCATATCTTTTAATTCTTGTAAACAACTTATTAATAATTTACCTTCTTCATCAAAATCGATAGATTCGGCAATATTAATTATACTGTTAATGTGTTTTTTATTGTTTAAAAAGTTTTTACATTTTGGTGTAGATATTTTAATTGTTTTATCATGTTTTTTACTTTTTGTTTTTTTTATATTGGACATACTTACTATATTAAGATATTAATCTATATTTATGTAAAATTTTATCTATTTTAGTTATTATTGTTTTCTTTTCCAAATTATAATGTCTTATATTTTCTAAACATTCATCTAAATCCAGCCATTTTAATTGACTAACCTCACTTTCTTGAATTTTATTAGTATTATCATTTATATCATCATTAAATACAGCTAAATAATATTTATGTTTATATGATTTGTAATTTGAACCAAAAAATATTTCTTCTAATGGACTAATATTTTTAACAATATCAATTTGATGTCTATTATAACCAGTCTCTTCAATAAATTCTCTAACCGCACAATGCATATCTTTTTCATTGATATTTCTTCTACCTTTTGGAAATCCCCATTCGGGACACAACCAATTTGTTGTAGATTTTTCAATTAGTTTTTCTAAATTAACAATTTTTGAATTAATATAAATTCCCTCTATAATTTGGCTAAATTTATCACGTGAATTTCTTTCTTCATTTTTATATTGTGGACTTCCAGGAAATCCACCCCATAAATTTCTCCATAATGTATCAAAACTATTCGTTAACAATTCGTTTTTTTCCATGATTGTCATTTCATTAATCAAATTTAATATATACTTAGTATTGTATAACGGGTATTTACCTCTTAAAAAATCAACATAACCTAACGAATGTTTGCGACATATCAACAAATATTTGAAACTATTTATTTTATTTTCCATTTTCTTTACTGCTATTATGCCTATACTTATAATGGGTTTATTGCAATTGTGATAATTGTGTCCGTTCTTTCCACAATTAATACAATGTTTATTGTTATAATTAGATTTCAACATATATATGTTTAAATAGAGATGTTTTTATATCATTTCGTATATAATGGGTTTAAATCCAAAAATATGGTTGAAGAATTTGTTTTTTGTTTTAGAAACAATGGCAATTCAATATCCTTCTAATCCAAACAGTGTCGCTAAGAAAAAATATTATGATTTCATACAAAATTTACCGGTTTTTTTTCCAGACGATCCTATGGGTGATAACATGTTAAAATTATTAGATAAATATCCAGTAACACCATATCTTTCTTCGAGAATGTCTTTTATGAAATGGGTTCATTTTGTTAAAACACATATAAAAAGACAAATGAAAGAACCAATTGATAATTTCTATGAACATTTAGAAAAATATTACGAACATTATAAACCACCCGAAATTATAAATCAAGAAAATATAAAAAAAAAATCTAGATACATTCAATTTGGTTTATTTGTGTCTATTTTAATAGGAATTTTTTATATATATAAAAAATGAATTCGTGTTATAAACCTAAAAAACAATTTTTTGAAATGAATATTCAAGAATTACAACAATATGTCAATCATTGTAAAAAAATCGATATAAAAAAAACAAGAAAAAATCGTGCCAAGAAAAGTAGGTCAAAAAGACTAAGAAAAACCAAAAAAAGAACTAAAAAATTTACTAGAAGGAAAAAAAAAACTTAACCAATTATATATGAAATTATTTTTATTTATATTTGGTATTACAGCATTTTTAATGGTAAATACTTATTATGATGGAAAATATACAAGCTTATTGAGTATTAATAAAAAATATACTCAAATGGCAATGTATGGTTTTGTTGGATTATCATTGTATATTTTTATGAAAAGACATCCTGGAGAATCTCAACATATGTTTATGCACGCTAGTGATTTAGTTAAATATATGCCAATAGAAAAAAATACAAGTGATTTGTTGGGCCCGTTATTTGATTTAACAAATTTACAAGCTAAATTAAGTTCACATTTACCAAGTCAAAGACATCAATTTAATACGCCACAAATGAAAAGAATGTTGAATTCGGGAAAAAATACACATTCTCGTTCTGTTAGTGAAACAAAAAAAAAATATGTAGCATCCGAACAAAAATGGAAATGTGGTTATTGTAGTAGTATGTTAGATGCGACATTTGAAGTAGATCATAAGATTGATTTGCAATATGGTGGAACGAATCATGTTAGCAATTTAGTTGCAAGTTGTGTAACTTGTCATAAAAAGAAAACAATGATGAATAAAATAAACGAATAAAATAATATAATTTTAATATAATAGAGATAATGGATTATATTAAAATTATAACAGCTTTATATGGACTAATTACAGTCATTATCGTAATGTATTTGTTAATAAAATTATATAGTGTTAGGCTTCATCTATTTGATTATATTTCTGGATTCTTCAAATTTTTAAGCAATATATTTTTTGATACAAAAAAAGCTACAGTAGAAGGACCGTTTAAGATGATATTTATAACGTTATCTGCCGTAATACTTTTCGGGATTGCTTTTTTAATACGATATAATTTATTTGAAAATTTATACGTATTTTATGGTTTGGTTTTTAGTCTTTTATTTTTATTTATATCATCTTATTTATTGTTTGATACTGAAATAGATGGATATAATAAAGGTTTGGGCATATCGTCTGGTGAATATCCGAAACGAAAAAAAGAAGGTAATGAATGGGAATCTATAAATTTGTTTGCGAAATTTAAATGGCTTTTTAGTGCCATATTTTCTATAATTGTTGATAATGGAATAAGATTGGCGATATTCATTGGAGTTTTTATTGCTTTAATGTATTTATCTTTTACATCAAATATATTGATAAAAAGTTTTAGTAATTCAGTAAACATATTAATAGGTTTAGGAATGTTAATGTTATTTTACATAGCTACAAAAAATAGTGTTATTGTTCGTATTTTATTAGATAAAGATGGTATTGGTGCCTTCTTTTATCATTTAATTTTCGCCATACCGTGTTTGATTATGGAGTTGGGTGATTATATCAAAGAAGATTTTAAAAAAACACCAATGTATTTCTTTTTTATACTTTTAGGATTATCAATGATTTCAATTGGTTATTTAGTTATACCAATTATAGTTAAGCTATATTATACAAAAAATAATAGTAATAATAATGATAAAAATAATTTAGAAGCACAGCGAAATGAGTTGAATAGACAAAAAGACGAATATTTAGTAATTATTAATCGTTTAAAATCTGAAGTCAACGTCAATTGGGACTTTATAATTAATAATAGTTTACATACTAAAAATGATGATAAAAAATCTAAATTAAATGAATATTTATTGGATCTAAATTTTTCAGATGATACTGAAAAAAATAGTAAGAACCCAAAAGCTAAATTAGGTATAAAAATAATAACATTGACTGAAGCAATTGATATTATACAAGAAAATGTGCCAAAAATTTTAGCAAACGAATTTAATATAGATAACATAAATCAAAAAATAAAAGATATTGATTCGTCATTGAAAATGCTTAAAAAAAACAATAATGATAATGCGGTTATACTGCAAAAAATGCCAGTATATTTAAAAAGTAAGCGTGTATTGGCAAGTGCTAGTAAATTAAATAAGATAAATAATTTACAACATCCATACAATTATGCCATATCATTTTGGACATTTATTCATCCTCAACCACCTAGTTATAATTTAGCAGTTAATAAATTCACAACAATTTTAGATCATTCGAATGTTCCACGTATTATATATAGAATGAAAGATAATACACTTAAGATAATAACATTGAACATGGGTAATTGTGATAAACAATATGGAACTTGTCCAAATAAACAACAAGAAGAAGTAAAAGAAATATATAAAACGAATAAGTTGCCATTACAGCGTTGGAATCATATTGTATTGAATTATAGTTCAGGAACTTTAGATGTTTTTATTAATAAAAAATTAGTAGCTTCAAAAGTAAATGTTGCCCCATCATATCTCGATACAATACCTAAAATTACAGTTGGCGAAGACAATGGTATAAGTGGTGGAATATGTAATGTTATTTACTATCAAGATGAATTATCTATGGCAAAAATAGAGTTGATTTATGATGCTTTAAAAGATAAAAGTCCGCCGGTTGTTTAGATAATTTCTATATGTATATTATATTATGGATTTCAAAAAAATCTTAATGGGTGTAGCAATTGTCATTGTTATATATTTAATATTTACGTATATTTTTACTGATAGCACAAAAACAGATTTATTAGTAATGCATGACGCATCAGTAAGAAAAGTTATTGATAGTGAAGATTTAACAGGTGGTAATTCAGCTAATTATTCTTATTCTTTTTGGTTATATATTAATACATGGAATTATGGTTATGGCAATGAAAAAGTTATTTTTAGACGAACTAAAATTGGAGATGAAGAAACAAATTTAATTGAAGCTACTTTAGACACAACAAATAATAATTTGAAAATTAAAATGGCTTATAGCGATGGTGGTGATAAACCAAATAACAAAACACACGACTGTATAGTAAGTAATATTCCTTTACAAAAATGGACAAATATTATTGCGACATTAAATAATAAGGCTATTGATATTTATTTAGATGGTAAATTAATTAAAACATGCATGTTACCAGGAGTTCAAACTCCAAAACCCGGACAAAATTTGATTGTTGCTGATAAAAGTAGCAGCACTGTAGAAGGCACAGGGTTTAGCGGTTTTATAGCCAAACTTAGGTTTTATTCTAGAACAGTTAATCCTAGAGAAGCTTATGAAATCTATAAAGAAGGTCATGGTTCTGGATGGTTGGCTAATTTATTAAGTCAATATCAAATAAAATTTGCTTTCTTGAAAAATAGTAAAGAAATTAATTCTGTATCTATCTAATTTATTTAGCATTCTAATTATATTTATTATATATATATAGAATGAATATGAATCCCGGTATATCTGGCGCAAGTATGATGAATAGGGTAACTCAACCTTTTGGAAGTCCATCATTTGTTGATGGAAGTAAAGAATTTGTTTCTTCCAATAGCATGGTTGCAAAAGTTGCTTTCTTATTATTGATTGTATTATTATTTGTTTACCTATTAAGAGTTGGTAGTGTTCTTATATCTTGGTTTTTACAACCATCCGGAAGTCCTTATTTGGTATCAGGTATGAAAAACGCAAAATCGTTTAGACGTATAACACAAGACCCAGCGAAAAAAGGTTCTATTACCGTATTACGTAGTAAAAATGAATACGATGGTTTAGAATTTACTTACTCAACATGGATGTATATTGATGATTTAGACTATAATAAAGGAAAATTAAAGCATGTTTTTTACAAAGGTAGTGAAAATTTAACAGAAAGAAAACCTATGCCTAATTGTGCACCAGGTTTGTTTTTAAAAGATACAAATGGAACAAAACCTGAATTATTATTATTGATGAATTCATTTAAAACACTTCATGAAGAAATATCGGTCAAAGAAATCCCATTAAATAAATGGTTCAATGTTATTATTCGTATGGAAGGTTTAGCATTAGATATTTATGTAAATGGAACTGTTGCTGCAAGAAAAGTATTTGATCAGGTTCCAAAACAAAATTATGGAGATGTTTTTGTAAATGCTCAGGGTGGTTATAGTGGTATGCAATCTTCATTAAGATATTTCAATAAAGCGTTGACAAGTATGGAGATTATAGATATTGTAAAAGATGGACCAAGTTTGAAAATGGATGGTGATTTGCGTAATTTCCCACCATACTTCTCTATGCGTTGGTATACTTCAAACGCCGAACAAGCGATATAATTAAAATAATTTAAATTAAAACATGATTTAAATTATTGTCTTAAATTTGGATTAATACAGATTTCTTTTGTAGGAAATATATTGCCAGACATACAAGTATCACTTTCCTTTACTTTAATACACGATCTGAAACTTCTATCCGAACCAACATAGCACCACCCTCCCTTTGAATTTTTATTTTGTATAGAGCTACCAATACCATCATCTGGGGAAGGACGGTTGGGTCTTCTTGAACCTGGCGATGAATGCATTTTATTAGATAATTTTGATTCAGAATAATCAATTGTATCATTCACAACATTTGCACCGCGATTAACTGTACCAGCAGTAAGATCAACTCCTAATTTAGCACCAGATGCTGCTGTATTTGTTATATTTTTAGTAATATTTCCTGTATTTTTAATACCCGTTCTTACTCCCTGATTTAATATATCCGTTCCAATTTTAGAATTGCTCAATATACTCTTTGTTCCAGATGTTATTAAATCTGTAGTTTTTTTCAAAATATTTCCAAATATATCAGTTCCTTTTGCTAAATAATTAAAAATATTAAACCCTAAAATAGCTAAAATAACAAATGCCGCTATGATTTTGAAAACACTTAAACTAGTAAAGGATGAAACTGTGTCGGGTTTTCTAAATATAGAGGATGGATTTGAAGGCAAGGATACACTTGGCACAGTACTTTTAAGTGAATTTATAGTCGATGAACCCATAGATCCTACTTTATTTATACTATTTTCTAATCCTGAAGAAACAGTATTTATTGAATTTTGTGTATTATTTATTACAGACTGCATATACAAAATATAAATATTTAAATTATTAAATATTGAAATATTATATATGGTAAAAAATAAAACTCGTAAAAAAAGAAAAATAAAAACTATAAAAAGTAAAATGCGAACACTAAAAAGTTATAGTCCCACTATAAATAAACAATTTAAAAGCTTAAAATCTAATATAAAATTACAACAATTAACTACAAATTGTCAAAAAAAAAAACAAATTTATATTCGTGATAAAGAAAAATGTTTCGATTGGAATGACAATATGGTTAAACAATTTTATTCTAAAAATTTACAAGCGAAAAATATTAATGAAAAAAAAATTTTAGCACCTAAACAATATCAATCCAATTGCTGGTTTAATACTTTCTTTATGGTTTTTTTTATTAGTGATAAAGGGCGTAAATTTACGAGACATTTTCGTGAAACTATGATTACAGGAAAACGAATGGATGGTAGCAAATTAGACAGTAATGTTTTATGGCCATTTTTTGAATTAAACACTATGATTCATAGTAGTTTAGAAGGTCATTATGGTGGTATTATGAATACGAATAACTCAATAATGAATTTATATAAAATATTAATTCAACATTTTAATAATTTACCATTTCATTTAAAGAAAAAATATTATTTACAACATTTGAAGCCAAAAAAAGTAAATGATGCCGGAAACCCATTGTCCATATATGAATACTTGATGATATATTTGGGGAAAAATCCCATACAACTAACCCATATAAATGTAGGTGTGATAAATAACAAGAAAAAAGTGTTTAAGATTTTAAAAAATGAACCACATATTCCACATATTATTAGCGTTGAGCGGTTTGGAGATGATAAAATAGATTTGAAAAATGAATATAAGTTTGGAAACTATAAATATAAATTAGATAGTGTAGTGTTAAGAGATATATCCAAAGAGCATTTTTCGGCATATTTAACTGTAAATAAAAAGGAATTTAGATTTGATGGTGAAAGTTTCAAACGGTTGAACAAATTTAAATGGAAGAAAAATATAAATAACGCAAATAAGACCTGGCAAAATACAGATGAATGGGATACTCCATTTAATTTTACAAAGGGTTATGGTATCTATTTTTATTATCGCACATAATTTATTAATAGTATTTAAATACATTTATAGTGATGTATTTAAATGTGTAAGTGTGAAAAAAAAAGATGGTTTTTGCCTATTGTATTAATTGTATTTTTAATTTTAATTGAAGAAGTGAGAGATTTTATATATTTACCAATTATTGTTTTTATAAGTTTTAGCATTTTATTCTGGAATTATCCATGGTTAGTTTATCGAACAGTTTCAAAACCATTTTATTATGAAGATTTGTTTATTGATGAAAGTAAATTACCTAATTATGAGATATCAGATAAAATTAAAAAGAAATTTGAATATGTATTGATTTATATTTTAATAATTACAAATTCATTATTAGTTAGTGCGTTGTCAGATTATTGGTTATATAGATTGAATCATTTGACGAATTATTTTCAGATAGCTGGTGTAACCGGAGGCATTATTAAAATATTTCAAATCATTAATAATCTAATTTGTAGATTATTGCTTAAAATAATGAAGCGGTGCGTCAATGATGAGAAAGAAAAGGAAGAGAAATTGGAAGAATTAAGAAGAGAAAAAGAAATTGAACTGAAGAATATTTTTTGGACAAATACATTGGATATAAAAAAACGACCACGTGCAAATACAGAATAATATTTATATAATATATATGTCAAGTTTAGTCACTGCTAATAGGACAAAACCATCTGCAAATCAAGTTTTAAAACATATTAATAATAAGTTGAAAAAATTAAAAGAACTTACAAAAAAACATGCTACCAATCGAGAAATTCAAAAAAAAGCTAGAGAGCAAGAAAAAAAATTAAGAGAAGAAGAGCGAGAAATAAAACGACAAGATAGATTATATAATGCAGCAAAAGCAAAAGAAGAAAGAGAGTTAAAAAAACTGGAACGACAGATGTTGAGAGAGTTTCAACGAAACCAAAGAAAAACACGAAAAGTAATGCAAACCGCCGAAGAAAAAAATAAAGCAATTACAAAGTTGTTATCCAAACCTGGTGAAGGATTTGATGATGAAGCATTATTAAAAGAATTAGAAGCAATGATGAAAAAAGATGGTCAACGATCAAAAACAAGACGACGAAGAAAAACAAAAAAGCAGCGTAAGAAGAAAAGAAAAAAGACACGAAGAAAGAAGAAAAGAAAAGGTAGAAAAACCAGACGTAAATAAATTAAAACATCATATAAAATATATAATTACTTTATATGATATTCATTCCAAATGAACTGTTTTTTATAGTATATCAATTTGTTGGTCCAAAATCATTGTATTTAAATAAAGAGTATTACCATTTTTTACAGGATAAAAAAAAGCCTTATTTAGAAAACCCTATACGTTTACATTATACAATTGTCCAATGGTATTATAATAATAATAATGGAAATAGACATATTATAAATACATCTAGAAGAAAACGAAGACCAACAATGAAAATGATACCGCGGTTACATATAGATGTTTCAGGTAATTATGGTATACATGTTGGAGAAAATAATGAGATTACAATAGAAGAAAAATTATCAAATATTATTATACCACCACAATATCGATATAATAGAGCTAGTGTCTATATAAATACTACAACAGTTTTATCAGAAATACATAGTTTATATTCGGAAAATATAAATTATCTAAAAGATTATTCTAAAATTTGGAATATTTTTACATAGAATTAGCGGTTGCTGCTGAGGTTGTTGCCGCGGCATCATTTCTAGTAAAAACTTTAAAGCATTCATAGATTTTTGCGGATTCATCAATAGCAAAAACTCCTCTTCGTTGTGCTAGGTTCAAAAATTGAACCATTACATTCAAAGCGGTATTTTCATTTGTTACTGGAACATCAACTAATTTAACTTGTTGTTCTTGTGGTGCGGGTTGGCTTGCTTGTGCGGTGGTATTATCCACTGGCATTTCGGTCATTTTGACATTTTCTACTTCTGACATTATATTTTTAATACAATAAATCTTTTTAAATTATAATTTGATTAATTATTATTTCTTGGAACCATGCCCATTAAACTATCCAATTTATTTAGTTTGGATATAGTTTTCTCCAGGTTTCCTCCATTAAATGAATTCTTAAATAGATAGTTTGTTCCAGAACCAATTTCATGTTTTTTAATTTGCTTGTATATTTGATTGATGTTTTTCTTTATTTTTTCTATTAATGGCTCATTGTTAATGATTTTAATATTTAAATTATAATAATCCGTTATTAATGATGTAGCAAAATATATTAAAAATCTTCGTTTTCTTTTAGATGTTGTAGTAAATCTCGAACAAAAAATATTCAACAACGATTTATTAATTTTTAATACGCTATTATGTTTTCTAGTAGAAGCATGTAAAATACAATCCCATATCATCCAAACAATATCTTTTTGATTATTTGTATTTACTGGTATTGTAGGTCGTCGTTCGCAAATAATATTTATTTTTTTTTCTTTTTGACATTTTTTTTCATATTCTAAAATCCATTCTATCCAATAAATAGCATCCATAAAACTTTCTGATTTTGCAGACATATGATAACACAATTCATTTAACGCTATAAATAATTCTTTTGGATCTTCTTTCATAAAAATACTGTTACAATAATTTAATGTATCGGCTTTTAGTCGTGTTTGCATTTCAACAATCTTAAAGTCTTTATCCGTTACTTTTGATTGAACCAACCCTTGTTTTTTATTAGATAAAGCCAAAACACAAATTATTTCACAAAATAATTGACGGGTTTCCATATTATTTCTCATTTTAAGTTCATTATTTATATAACCGTTTTGTACTAATTCTTTAAATTTGTTATATCTTATTTCAATATAAAGTGGTAATTTTGGATTTCCTAAATGTATATATTTACTAGTTATCAATAATATTGTTTCCCATAAATCCATAAAATGACCACTACAAACCAATTCTGCACACCAATGACAAGCTTCTTCAATTTTATTGTTTCTTATACTTTTTATTAATTCTTTTTTAACGTCCGATTTTTTGTATTTAGAAAATGTAATATTTTTGAAATCCTTTTGAGTTCTTTTATCATCAATTTTAAATTTATCCATTTAATATAAAAATTATAAATAAAAAATAAAAATAATACATATATGAAATTGTTTAAAAAACTTATGAAAACTTATAAAAAATCCACATTTTGGTTTAAATTTATTACATTTTTAATAGGTTTGTTAATATTAACAATATTAATTAATAAATTTACTCCTATCAACGAGGGGTTTTCGCAAAAACAAAAGTTCCTTTTAAAAACCAACGATGATTTATATGATGATTTTACGGCAGAAATATACGATGATTTATTATTTGATTCAAGAAAAATAGATTTTCAAATAAAAGAAATTAAAAGGAATACAAAATTAAATAAAAAATCGTTAGTTTTAGACATTGGGTCTGGAACCGGTCATCATGTAAGAGTATTAAATAATGATAATATTAAAACAATTGGTTTAGACAAATCAAAATCTATGGTTGAATTTTCAAAATCGAAATATCCAAAAATGAAATTTATTCATGGGAGTGCTTTAACATCTTCATTGTTTGATATGGGAACATTTAGTCATATAACATCATTTACCTTTACGCCATATTATATAAAAGATAAATTAACATTTTTCAGGAATTGTTATGACTGGTTAAAACCAGGAGGATATTTAATAGTACATTTAGTAGATAGAGAACGATTTGATCCTATTATAAATGCGGCAGACCCTCTTCATATGGTATCGCCTCAAAAACACGCCAAAAAACGTATAACCAGTAGTATAGTAAAATTTAAAGATTTTCAATATAAAGCCAAATTTAAATTGGAAAGTGATAAAAACATTGCTACATTTGAAGAAAAATTTATAGATGATGGAACGGGAAATGTTAGGAAGCATGTTCACACATTATATATGCCAAAACAAAATCATATTTTAGCTTTAGCAAAAAATATAGGTTTCAAACTTAAGGGTTCCATAGATATGGTAATGGCACAATATGAATATCAATACTTATATATTTTGGAAAAACCGAGATAATTTTATAAAATAATGTATTAATGATTAAATATATTATTTTGTTATTGCTATCTATTTATTCTCTATATTATATTGCTTTTCGACTAATTATACCATTTTGGTCAAGACAACCTGTATTTCATTTGCATAATTTATTATATTGGATTAATCCGCCAGGAATAATAGAAAAAGATTTGAACATAGATCATAAATATTATGATTCCACAATTGAATTTTTAGAAATCAATCAATTATCAGATAAAACAATAAATGATTTTCATACATTTATTAATGATGAATATTTACCTGGACAATTTGAATCATATAAACCAACAAAAAAAGCAATAACATCTACATTGTTAAATCATAATGATAAATCATATATTTCACTTAAATATAGTTTTGATATTGAAAATAATAAATTTGTGAATAAAAAAATTATTGCATCAATGACAACAATACCAATAATGTGTCATATTAATAATGAAAAATTCAAAGTATTATTTACAGACTTTATGTGTGTGAATAAAAAATTTAGAAAAAAAAATATCGCTGCTAATATAATTTATACACACAATTACAACAGTAGGCTTAAAAATCACGGTAATATAGGAATGTTTAAAGGTGAAGGTAAAGTAACGCTTATAACACCAATCACAATTTATAATACATACTTATACGATTTGTCTAGTTGGCCAAAAAAACAGAAATTTATTGCAAATAATATTAAATTAATATTAATAGATGATACTAACTTTTCTTTATTGTTTCATTATTTAGTGCATATTAAATCACAATTTGAATGTTATTTTCAAATAAATATAGCAAACTTAAGAGGATTGATAAAAGAAGAAATTATTTATATAACCATGGTTTTAGCGGATGATAAACCGTATGGTTGTATGATGTTTAGAAATTCGTTTACCACGTATGATAATAAAAAAAGTTTAGAATGCTATGGTTCATATTTCGATACTGTAACAGATGAAGCAATACGATATTTGTTTTATAATTCATTATTAATGATAAAAAACAAATTGGATTTTAATTTTATTTGGATAGAAAATATTTCACATAACAATAAAATTTTGAATGTTATTTTTAAACATCATACTCCTAAAGCTACAACAACAATTAGCTATTATTTTTATAATTATGCCAATAGACCTTTTTTATCAAAATCGGTACTATTACTAAATTAGCGAGTATATTTTCCTGCTCTTGCGAATGAATCGACAACAAAAATTACAAAAACGCCTAAAAACAAATATAAAATTAATTCTTCTGTTGTATTTCCATTTTTTATATCTTTTTGTTCTTCAAGCATATGAATCATATAATTTAATTTTTCTAAAAGAACATCTTTGCTGCCATGTAAATTTGGTGAATTATTGGCTTGTGTAAAATATGGTATAAATTGTTTATAATATTCATTGGTTACAGCATTATTTGTTAAATTGTCATATGCTTCTGGTTGGACATTATTATCTTCTTCTTCTTTTTCTTCTTCTACTTTTTTAATTTGATTTTGTTGGGTTAATTCTGGATTAGGTGGAGGATTAAAATCTGCTAAATTTGATTCATCTGAATTATCCAATCCTTCCATAGAATTTAGGAATGTTTCTACTTTTTCATTTTTTATTTTATTATTGTATCGTCTTTTACGTGTGAAATTATTTTTACTTCCTATTTTTTTATTTTTTTTTTCATTCCAATCTATTTCTGAAAAATTTAATGCCATACTTATAAAAAATGTAGATTATAATTTATTATGTATAACTGAAAAATATATATTTCCTAATCTATATATAAATGAATTATATTGGTGAATTTGCATTATTAGCAATACTAATTGTTGTTTTTTATCAACGAAATAATTTTTTAACATCACAGCTAAGACATAACCGGACAACATTTTTATTAATTGTTATAGGATTAATGTTGTTTTTGGGTAGCTATCATAAATATAATATGTGCTATATTTTAGCTTTCATTGTTGTAGTATTATATTCAAATACAATTGAAGGTATGAATAAAAATATAACAAAAATGGCGGAACAAGCTGCAACAAACCACGAAGTATATCCGGAAATGGGACAAGAATTTAAAAACGAAGCCGCTCCGGGTCAAGTATTAAATCAAACTGAGGAAGATTTCAAAAAAGAACGAAAATTAAAAAAAGATTTAGCAGAAGAATTTTCAAATTTAAATCCGATGAAATTATCGAATATGAATATGGTTGATAATGATAGAACAATGAAATTAAATGCTTTAAAAAATAGTGAAGTAGCCAAGTCTAATCCGAATGAAGTAACTAATGGAGTTGTAAATGATGTTAAAGATGTTTTGGACCGTGTAAAACGATTGGAACTTTTACAAGAAGAAGCTGAAGCAGAAGAATTTGAAGATGAAGAAGAAGAAGAATTTTAAAATAATATAATCTTAAATTTATATATGAAGATTTTATTATTCACATCAATTGTATTTATTATTATAGCAATTAATTTAATTATAAGTTGTCCTACAAAAGAAGGGTTTATGAAAAACAAATATGAAAAGAAAACATTAAAAGAAGTGGAAGATGCTATGGTCCATAATCTACCACCACATTCAAAAGATGATCCAGAAATGAGAGAAAAAATAAAAAAAATAGTACAAAACGCGGATAAAGACAATGATGGTTATATAAACAGAGATGAAACAAAATATCTTCGCGATGAAAATGATGTTAACTCAAAAAAATCTACAGAGAAACCTTCTTTTATTTTAAAAAAAAAAGATTATGATGACGATGGTAACCCTTCGCAGAACTTTTTAAGAACATTTCAAAGACAAAAAATAGAATCTGATGGTGAATTTTCATTAAAAAGTCTTATGCCTGAAATTCCAAATAGCAAAGAAGTAAATAAAATTAATGCAGAAAGCGATGCTAAAAAAGCAGAACAAGATGCAATGAAAAAAGAAACCGAACGTCAGACAGAAAGAGAAGTAAATAGACGTGAAAAGCAAGCAAAAAATTTTTGTATAAGTAGTATACCAAAAACATTATGGCAATGGATTACTGAACCATTTAGAGAAATTTATTATTTTCTAGTAAAAAAATTAGGTATGAAATGGATTGGTAAATGTATTGATGCCAAAACATTTATATTTGGAAAAATATGGTCAATTATAAAAGCAATTTTTAATGGAATGTTTGGAGTATTATGGGATATAGCTATGTTTCCATGTAAAAAAATTGGATTGGATAAAGCATATAGACCATTATGGCGAGCAAAAGTGAATGTTTATAATAGTATAAAAAAACCTATTGTTGATTTATTAACTTGGAAAAAATTAAAAATATTACGTGCTTTTAATTTCATTTGTTAAAATTATATTTTCTATAATTATATTAAATATGATTACTAAAGTACATGAAATGTTTAAAGGTATTAACAATAGTAAATTATTTGCAGGATTAGTTATGATTATGTTAAATATAGGATCAAAATATATTACGATAGAATTAAGTAAATCACAAGAACAATATTTAAGAAATTCTATAGGGAGACAATTGCTTATATTTGCAATTTCATGGATGGGAACAAGAGATATAATAACCGCGTTAATTATCACTGGAATTTTTCATATATTAACAATGCATTTATTTCATGAACAGAGTCCTTATTGTATTATCCCAGCAAAAATGCGGACATATGAAGATATATTAGATTTAGATGGAGATGGTGTAGTTTCAGAAGAAGAATTAAAAAAGGCCAAAGAATTATTGGGTAAAGCATCGGCCCAAGCTAGATCGAGAAATCAATTAAAAGCTGTAGGTTATTTTAAAGAAAAAATATGAATATAATATATAACTGATGTTGAAAACCATAATCAATTCTGTAGACATTTATTATATTTTATTGGTGATTTTATGTGTATTATTTATTGTCTTGTACGGTAATTATCGTTGTAAAAAAAAAGACAAAATAAATGATAGTTTGCTGTTTTTAGATGGAAAACCGATGTTTGTAATTAATGATTTTAAATTGGGTAGATGGCATATTACACATATGTTGTTTTTTGCCCTTTTAGGATATTTGTATCCCAAATCATTTTATCTTTCCATGTTTGGTGGTATATGTTGGGAAATAGTAGAATTCTCATTGGGTTATTTTAAACCTGATTGGTTTTATAATAATTGGTGCAACGGGGTGACTAGTAGTAATGAATGGTGGTATTATCAATATAGTGATATATTTGCTAATTTAATAGGATTTTTAATTGGTATGAATTTATCAAAAATTATGTAAATACATATAAATGTGTTTTAAAAAATCATATAAAATACACCCTATAAATTTTAAAACACCAAAAAAAGACTTCAAAACAAATGAGTGTATAATATGTTTAGAAAAAATCACATATGGTAGAGCCGTGTTAAATTGTGGTCATCATTTTCATTCAACATGCGTTTTGAAATGGTTTGAAAGAAATCTAACGTGTCCAATGTGCAATCAACAATTTGTATGGGAATGGGTTGGTAAAAAAAAGTAAATATCATTATTTTAATTTCTATATTAATTATAATAATGAGTAAAATAACATATTGTGAAAAACATAAGGCAGGAATGGAAAAATCAAAAGAACGAATGAGACAATTAATAAAAGAAGCACAAGAAAATGGAAGCGATATTTTTATAAGTGCTTATAATACATTTAAACCATATCATTTGAAAGACCATTCTAAAATAGATATGAAAAAAATAAACAATAGAAAACTGAAAGAAATATTAAAACATATGATACAAATATCCAGGATTCAATTATCTAGACCTACTCCAGATATGGTACACTTGGAGAAATTAGACCATGAAGTTAAAATTGCGAATGAAATCATAAACCATATACAAGAAGATATAATTAATGCCCAAAATAAAGGACAACAACACGACGCATATGATCAAGAAGTGAAAGTTCAACAAGAAAGTATAAAAGATTTTCAGAAACAAATAAACGAATTAAATAATAAAATTAAAATAAAAAAAGAAAAGGGAAATCTTCCCAGATCATTGGGGCAATCGAAGGATAATAAACAAGCTTTTCCACATTTTGATACTGCGGTTGATATGTTGTTTTCAAACATTACTGGTAAAAAAGGAAAAATGGATGATATATTAAAAAATGTTGAACGTTTAAAAATTCAAGATTTGAATAGACGATTAAACAATACAATAAAAGAAGATTACTCAGATGAATTGGGTCATTTAGAAATTTGGGGGAAAAATGATAAATATGGTAAAAAATATGATAAAGACTTTTTCCCCGAAAAACAAATTGACGGTACATTTTTTCCACTCAAAAAAGGTAAACATCAAAATTATGGTTATATACCAACTCCTGAAGATTTAAAAAAGGATGCCGTAAATTTGTTTAAAACACACGTTCATCGTGGATCCGGAAAACGTATGGAAAAAAGTAAAAAAAAAATATATGAAAAAAGTAAAAAAAAAAAATATAAAAAAAGAAAAACAAAAAAACGAAACCGAAAAAAAAGAACTAAAAAAAAGTATTAATCATTTTTGGCCTTATTTTCTATAACATCTTCTAATTCTTTCAATCTTGAGTTTAATTTCTTCATTTCTTCCAATATTGCCGCTTTTTCTTCATGTTCGAGTTCTTTTTCATGAGCATCTATTTGATAATACCAATTATAAGCACCAGTTATACTATTGTATCCAATTTTTACAACATTATAACCTAAATCTACCGCCTCATATAATACAAAACCTAAAACCATTTTATATTATATAAACAAATTATTTACAATGATAAATTAACAACATTTTTTGCCGAAGCACTACGTTTACTTCTTTTTGGCAATGATAAATCACTTTTTAATTCTTTTACGTCGTCTAAACTTATAGTTGATTTATTGTCTTTTATATTCATATTTACTCGTTTTGTTTTTAATCCAGATAAGATTTCTCCAATATCACTTGGTCCCTTCATTTCTTGACGTTTTGATTTTTGTTTGTTTGATTTACCGATAGTTGCAAACGTGCTATCCATATTCGTTGCATCATTGAATGTTGGTCTGCCACGACTAAATCCTACATCTGGACGACTTGATGGAGGACCTATTGGCGGCGTTGGAGGTCGTCTTCTCATTTGTGGTGTTGGTCCAGGAGGGGCTCCTCTAGGTGGTTGAACCCGTGGTTCATTATAGCTATTATTCATTGCACCATTTACAAAATTACCAAATCCGGGATTATTCTTGCTCATACTACTGACTGCTGCATTGGTAAATTGTTGCATCAAATCAGGATTTTGTTTCATAATGTCATCCATACCCGGCATTGCGGATTTAAACATTGTATTTGTCATATGTAACATAACCGCACTACCTCCTAGCATAAATAATAATTTAATTTCTGGTGCCATTTTAGCTTTTGATGAATATTTTTCATGTAATTCCCCAAATACATCATCATATTCTTCTAAGTTTTCATTTACTGCTTCTGCCCAACCATCTAATTTCAAGTCAAATGGATCAAATTTAGAATTCAAAAATTCTAAACCAGAAACGGCAGCCATTAACATTTTGCCCTGAAATTTACTACTGTTCTTTTTTTCAACCTCATTTTTAATCATTTCATATTCACCTGTCATTTCATCCAGAGAAGATTCCATACCATATTTTTTTGTTAATCGAAACCCTTTTTTTTCCAATGCTTCTAATTTTCTAAGAGTCTTTAATTTTTCTCTTAATTCATCTTCTTTTTTCATAGTTTTTGGTTGAATATTCATATTTGGATTTACAGGTATTTCTGTAAATTTTTTGAAGCCATCTGTATCTGTATTATTATCTTTACTCATTTCCTTACCTAACATAGGTTTATTAACATTGTTAGTTTCTTCTTTTTTAACTTTATTTTCATATAACATTTTATTAAATGAAACTGGTTTTGCTTCATTTAGATTAAGTTTAATATTATTAGTATCATTATTTGAATTTGATAGATTATTTAAATCTAAGTTGTTAATTTCATTTAATTTAATATCAGAAGTAGGTGACCCAGGTTTTGAAACTTTTTTATTATTCATAAATAAATCAATTCCTGAACCAAAATTTACATGTTTACTACTTCCTCCAGGAGTTTTTGGCGAATCAATTACTTTTAATCGAGGTGAGCTAGAGACATCATCAATATTAATTTTAATAGTTTCCATTACTTATGTTTTATTAAGAACTTTTAATTTTAAGTAAGACGCATTAAATATATTATTTTGCTAAAATATTATTAAAATACCATAATCCTTGTAAATATGAATCTGCTAAATCATCTTTTTTTTTATGTTTGTTAAAATAATCCAACCATTTATTAATTCTTACATTATCTATCAACTTTTCTCTTGTAATTTCAATACCCTTTTTTTTTCTTTCCTTATATGTGGTTTTTTTTGTTTCTAAATGATCTTTTAATTTATTTGATGGTGATATTTCTTCGATTTTATTAACATTACTATGAATAAAATATTGCATTATCATTCCTTGTAATGTTTTCATTCTCAACGCTAATGGTCCAATTTGATTTTCAACTAAAACATAATCAAAATGAATAGTTTTAAATTGTTCATCAAACATTTCTTTCATACATCTACCATACGAAACTAAATTCATTGATCTTGTATTTATAGTTTTTACAAAATGTAAATAATTTTCATCTAAATATTTATTAATCAATTCGATACAATTATCCTTCTTTTCTTTTTTTTTGTATTTTATATTCATTTCATCACATAAAAGTTTAACATCAAATACTTTTAATTTTTTTATAGCTTTTCTTTGTAAATTTTTGGTGGGTATTTTATAATTTGTTTTTTTGGCATGTATTTTACAATAATAGTTATCATCCCGATAATATTTACTTGAATTTTTACACGGTTTATTATTTTTCATTTTACCACAACAATGTATGTTATCATCTTTACATAAATTAATAACTCCCCACTGTGAAATAAAATACTCTTTATTATGAATAACAAAATGACAATATGCTAAATGCTTCATACCAACGTCGATTGATAATAAGTTCATATACTTATTTTATATTAATAATCTTATATATTTTTGTAAAATATATAAATTAAGCACGTAATTTTAATAATTCTTCTTGCGTAAGAATAGGTGATACCAATTGACTTTGTAGATCTTTTCTTGTTAAATATACATTTTTAAGATCAGAGCTTTCATAACCATAAGGAGAAGTTGAATCCGAACAAGATTGATAAATATATTTATTATTTGTCGGTTTTTTATTATAATGTAAATTTTTAGCAAAACAACATTGATCGCTGCTATTAACAGCGTTTGTTTTCATGATATTTTCAGCATTTTGCGTTAAATACTGTCTATATTGATAATTATCATTAATGCCTGCCGATTGTTTAATCATTGTATTTCTTACACAAGCAGGATCTCTGGATGTAAATAGTCTACCATCACTCATTAATGCTGGATAATCAAAATGGATATTATTAGAACCTGAATAACACGTACCCCAACTCATTTATATAATTATCATATAAAAATTTATTCTGCTTTTTCTATTAATTCAATTAATTTTGGTTTTGTTAAACTTTTATATCTTTTTAAATTTCTTTCTTTTGCCAGGTCTTTCAATTCTTGAACTGTCAACTTATCCAATGATTTTTTTTCTTTTTCTTCATTATCTTCAATATCACTGCTAATATCATCTAAACTATCATTTTCTAAACTATCATTTTCTAAACTATCATTATCTTGTTGTTGCTCATTTGATTTTTGAATTAACAATTCAGAAATGTTCAGATTTTGTGGTGGTTCTATAGTAACAGTTTCATCACTAGCGTTTCTTAAACTATTTGTTTCTAAATTAATCGGTTCAATATTTACCTCTTCAACTACATCATTTGTATTATCAATTAGGGTTAATGTTTTTTTATCTTCATCATCTTCATCACTATCATCACCATCACTATCGCCACTATCGTCATCATCGCTATCGCCACTATCGTCATCATCGCTATCGCCACTATCATCTTCTGAAATTTCAACTAAATCATTTGCTGTTTCTAAAACTTCTTCCATTTTCATAAATTCTCCCATATTTTCTTTTGTTTCGTGTGCACTATATTCCATATTATGATTGTTAATTGCTTTTTGTTGTTCTTGTATAATTTCAAAAACTGCATTTACTTTATTCTCAACCTTGTTTACTTTTGAATTAAAATAAAAAAATAATCCAATGGAAAATACTAACGTAATTCCTAAATTAATAGCCAATTCTCTGGATATCATATTAATTAATTAAATTATAATAATACTTCTAAACAAACGAACTATAATTTCTTTAATATTTTTTCACTTTTTTTTAAGATACTTTTTGGATAATTCAAATCTTGTAATACACAAATAGCACCTTTAATTTTGGATATTCCGGGTATTACTTTATATGAATATGTTGGTTTATTTTTTTTAATACTTGTTTCCATATTTTCATTTGAAATGTTTTTATTTTTATCTAACAATTTACATAATTTCACAAAATGCGTTGTCAGCATAAAATTAATATTTTTCTTTTTTGATATATAATCCAGATAACCGTAACCACTGCTTATGGCTTCATATGGATTTGTTCCTGAAAATAATTCATCGAATATGCAAAAATGTCTCGCCTGGGCATTTTCATCTATATTTGTTAAAATATTTTTACATCTTCTTGCTTCTGCTTGAAATAAACTATCTCTGGCGGATGTATCTGGTATATTTATATAACAATGAATATAATCATAAGGAGAAATTGTTGCAGATGTATAATAACCAAATCCCATTTGCTGTGAAAACAAAATATTTATGATAGTGGATTTCAATAATGTTGTTTTTCCGGCAGCGTTTGGACCTGTTATGATTTTATTTTTTGATAATTTTATATCATTTTTGATTATTTTCCCTTCAATCGCTGGATGATATAGTCCATTGAATTCAACCTCATAACCATAATTACACTGATTTATTTTTTTACTGTTAATATTTTCTCTTAAACCACATAAATTATCAATATATCCATTAAATCCTAAACTATAATTCAATATGTTATTTAATTCACCATTATTATAGATGGTGTAATATTCTTTCATTATGCTACCCATATCAAATAATCTTTTTCTAAAGGAACCTGTTAATTCTAACAAATCCAAACCTTTATTAAATTTATAAAGTTTATCTCTGTACATGTCCAATTCCAATGAAAATTTCTTGTAAGATGGTAAATTTTTTATTTTAAATAAAACCAAATCAATATTTTTCAATGTTATGTCTCCATATTCTTTTATGGTATGAATGTTTTCCGTAATTAAATATATATTCTTATAAAATCTATAACAATTGATAACATTTTGATAAATATTGTAAAAATAAATCCATACCATAAACAATAAATAAACCTTTTTATACATCGGAACACTTGTGAAATTAAATAATGCTTGTCCAATAATATGATTTTGAAATTGCTTTGTTAATACTTTTTTGTACATCTCCATATTGAGAGGGACTCTCATTAATTTTAAAAGAATAAATGGAAATACAATAGCAAACAACGGACTAAATAAATTCCATACCGGAGATGTTATATGATAAAGAGATGTTATAGATAAATAAAACTTGGATTGATTTAGCCAGGATAATTTATCCCAACCCATATAATTGTATTTTTCAATAAAATTATTATCTTCTTTTATTTTTCCCCAAACCATTGTCATTTTATCAACATTTTCTTTATTTATTGATATATCATGTATGTTTTTGTATAATTTTTGTGTATCGTTTAAAAAATGTGTATCTGTTGTATAGGTTTCGCACCATTTATCAATACATTGTTCTCCTATGTTTGTTTGTGGATTTAAAATATGTTGATATATTGATTTTTTTGATGGATCTATGTTTTTTGTTAATTCCAAATCATCTTTTAAATTGGGGAAAATTTTTCTTGCTTTTTCATTGTATTCAATTGGCAATTTAAATAATTTATATACCTGTTGTGTGGGTTTTTCTTTTTCAATCTCCATTAAGAGAAAAAAAGAAAATAAGATTGGTTATACGACGAATTAATATCCTAAATGACTTGTATAATTACTTGGCATTTCTTTAATTACCGTTTTATAATGTTTTTCAATTCTTTCAATTTTGTTTTGGTCATGTTTTGTTAAAAAATTAATAGCTACTCCTTTTCTACCCCATCTACCTGACCGCCCAATTCGATGTAAATAAGTATGTTCTGATTTTGGAACATCAAAATTAATTACAATACTTACTTGTTGAACATCAATTCCTCTTGCAAATAAATCAGATGTTATTAGAACACGACACCCACCCTTTTTAAAATCTTTAAAATTGTCTTTTCGTTCAACTTGACTCATTTTCCCGTGTATTTTTTTTACAGGAAATTTATCTTCAACCATTGCAGAATATAAATCATCAACTCGTCGGATACTATTACAATAAATAATTGCTTGTGAAACCGCCATAGCTTCAAATAGATCTTTTAATGTTGCGTATTTATGTTCATCTCCATTTAATTTAATATAATATTGAGCTATACCTCGTAAAGTCAACATCTCTGATTTAACTAAAATCTCAGTTGGAGTTCTCATAAATTTTTGAATTAATGGTGTCAATTCATTCGGTAATGTTGCACTAAACAAACCGATTTGAACATTTTGATTAACAAACGAAAAAATCTTATACATTTGGTCTTTAAATCCTGTATCTAGCATTTCATCTGCTTCGTCAACAATAAGCAAACTTATAAATTCAGTATTTAAATATTTACGTTTAATCATATCGTGAACACGTCCGGGTGTTCCTATAGCAATATGTGGTGTGTTTTGTTCTAAATTTTTTTTACTTTCCTCTATATTTGTTCCACCAATCAATAACTGGGTTTGAATTTTTAAATATATACTCAAACTATCTATAACACCCTGAATTTGTCTGGCTAATTCATGTGTAGGTGCCAAAATTAATACTTGTGTTTTTTTAACCGATTGATCGACAATTTGTAAAGCACTTATACTAAAAGCACCCGTTTTTCCGGTTCCAGATTGTGCTTGTGCAATAATATCGCGACGTTTACCATTTTCTCTAATTTTCGTCATTGGTTTAATAACTTTTTTTTGTACAGGACTGGGTTTTTCAAACCCTATGGCATATATGCCACGTAATAAATGCGCGTCCAGATCTATTTCTGGATCGTCCCATTCATTAATTTCAGAATTTAATGCAGTAGAAGACATTGATATTTAATTAAATTAAAATCTGTTTAAGTGTATTTTTATATTAAATTGAAAACAATATAAAAAATAATTAAAATGATAAAGTATGTCTATGATAAAAAAGCAATATACTTATGATTTTTTTGAAAAATTTGCAAACATCGATCACGAACAATATGTTACAAATGATGTAATAAATATTATTAATGAATTAGCAAATAAAGTAGGTGCACCAAATTATAATAAAACTCCCAATTTCCAAAAATCTTATAAAAAGAAGAAACATTTATCAAAGGAAGATTGGGACGCTATACGGAATTACAAACCAACTATTTTGGAGAAAAATATTGAAGGAATTGATGCCGATATTGATAAAATAAGATCATATTTGAATAAAATGACGGACGATAATTACCAAGAACTATATATTCAAATTAAAGACGTTATTAATAATTATATTGATAATAAAGAATCGTTGAATAAAATTGGAAATATTATATTTGAAATGAGCAGTATAAATAGTTTTTGGTCTAAATTGTATGCGAAACTCTATAAATGTCTTATAGAAGATTATGAAATTATGAAAGAAATATGTTATGACAATTTCCATAATTTCATGGAATTGTTTGAAAAAATAGAATATGTCTCTCCAGAACAAGATTACGATAAATTTTGTCAAATTAATAAAACAAATGAAAAAAGAAAAGCTCTGAGTAAATTTTTCATAAATTTAATGAATAATAATATTATTGAAAAGGAAGAAATCATTAGTATAATTATGTTATTAATAGAAGTAACTGACCGTAATTTAGAAATATCTGATAGTAGATATATCATCGAAGAAATATCGGAAAATTTGTATATTTTAATAATTGATGGAAAAAATCATATAGAAACACACGATGAATGGGATAATATTATTGGAAAAATGGAATATTTTTCGTTATTGAACATAAAAGAATATGCCGGTATTTCATCTAAATCTTTATTCAAATATATGGATATTTATGAAGAAATTGAGTAATTAAATATATATAAGAATATGGTTATATATTTAATTAATGAACACACTTAACATGCACATTACCGAAGTAAAAAAACATATGAAACGACGAAATTATGATAAGGATATTGAAGAAATAAATAATGAAATTGAAAAAATTAAGTTGGAAGACTGTGATTTTTCTGATTATGATTCTGCTTATGCTCAAATTTTAGATTATAAAACAAATTATTTGAAAAAAGATTTAATCAAAATCGCCGAATATTATGATATTGATATAAGAAAAAAAACAAAACATATATTGATAGAAGATATATTATCATTTGAAAATAATCCAGAAAATTGTATAATAGTAGAACGACGGCAAACTATGTGGTTTTATTTAAATGAATTAATGGACGATAACTATTTAAGAAAATATATAATATTTGATTAAGATATATGGTTCAATCTAAAATAAATACAGATGTGTCTTACAAAGAAAAAAATGAGATACATAAAAAAGATGACGAAATGGAGGCTTTTTTATATAGTTATCCAATTTTAGGATTTGATTGTACAATTTGCCTGGGTAATATAAATTATGATTATGCTGATAAAAAAATATTATTTATAAGAATATATTCCTGTATAAATGATTCAGTTGATGAACAAATAGGAATATTTGAATTCAAACCATCTGATAATATTGAAGATAATGATGGAGATATTGATTTGGATAAAATAAACGAACCGTTATTGTATCAATTTGTTACCAAAAAATATTTGAAAGCTAGATTTCCTGAAGAATTAGAAGACGATGAAAATGAAATAAATTATGAAAATGAAGAAAAGAGCATTTACGATGATGACGAGATTGATTTAACGGACGATGATGTAGGCGAAGTAGAAGAAGAAGATAATGAAGAACCGGATGAAACGAATGAAATATCGGACAATGATAAAAATGTGTTTGAACAATTGGAAAATGCAAATGAAGAAGTTGAAGAAGGACAAACGTCAAAACAAGATCTCAAAGAAAGAGAATTATATATTAATGAAGTGCATAATACATGGATTGAAAAATTCTTACACAATAACAATTATGATATACAAAATGTAGAATCAAATGGAGATTGTTTATTTGCGGTTATTAGAGAGGGTTTAAAAGGAATTAATAAAGAGGCTACTGTAGAAATGTTAAGAAAAATGTTAGCTGATAATGCGACCGAAGAAAAATTCCAAGAATATAAACAATTTTACACTGAATTTATGAATGAAATTAAAAAACAAACAATTTTAATAAATAATATTAAAAAAGAATATAAATTATTGGGACAGGAAATTAATGTGGAAAAAGATAGAGATACAAAAAGACAATTAGCATTAAAAGGTAAAAAATTAAAAAAGAAATTTGTACAGGAAAAAAATAGTTTAAATATTACAAAAGAATTGTTGGGTGAATATCAATTTATGAAAAATATAAATAATGTTGTTGAATTTAAAAATATTTTACAATCTTGTACATTTTGGGCAGATGCCTGGGCAATTGACTTATTAGAAAAAATAATCAATTTGAAATTAATTATATTTAATTCTGATAATTATACTGTATCGGATCATGATAATGTATTACAATGTCAAATCGCATCGAATGCTATAGAAGAAAATAAGGCAGAGTTTAATCCAAAGTATTATATTTTAGCTGATTATACTGGTAATCATTATAAATTAATTACATACAAAAACAAACGTATATTTACATATAAAGATATACCATATTCAATTAAAAATTTAGTTAAAACAAAATGTATGGAATCCAGAGGTAATACAATATATAATTTCATTCCAGCGTTTAAACATATGTTGGGTGATAAAATGGAAGAAAATATAGTAGAAAAAGATGGTTCTTCTAGTTGTGAAGTTCAAAATGAACCAAAAGAAAAATCATACAATAAAGATATTGTTTTTCAATTTTATAGTAAATCTAGAGATGCTATGCCAGGTAAAGGCGCTGGTGAAAAAATACCAATTGGTCAAGAAAAATCATTTGCTGATTTGAATGAAATTAAAAATTGGAGGAAACAATTGTCGAATTTTTGGGTATCCGAATTTGATGCAGATGGTAAAAAATGGAACAGCGTAGAACATTATTATCAGGGGAGTAAATTCAAAAATTCACATCCGGTTTTTTATAGTAAATTTTCGTTATCACACGAAGATCATGAAGAAGAACCACAATGGATAAAACAATTACCAAAAGAATTATCAAAAGATCCTGCCATTGCACAAAGATTGGGAGGAAAAAGTGGTATATATAAAAAAATAAGATATAGACCAAAAGAAATTAGAATGGATGATGATTTTCTAGTAAATAAATTCAAAATTATGGAAAAGGGACAATACGCGAAATACAGTCAAAATGGAGATTTAAAAAATATGCTTTTGTTAACAAAAGATGCAACATTACAACACTTTATTAGAGGATGTAAGCCGGTAGTATTCCACGACACTATAAAATTAAGAAAACAATTTAATTCAACCTAATTTCTATTATAAAAAATTATAATAAAAATAACTAGTTTATATATATAATGAAATTATCAAAAAAAACTGAAAGTACAATAAAGTTTTTATTAAAAACGAATAAAAATAAAAAATCAAAATTACCAAATATAAATTCAATTATAAAATCATTTCATAAAGAAATAATAATATCAGAAAAACATGTTAAATTAATAATACCTACTATTAAAAAACAAATTAAAACTATTGGAAATATCGGGAAAATATCTACATTAATTCATTTTTCTCCAAAACGAATAAAAGAACAAATAATAAATCAACATAATAAATTGTTATCTTACGAAATAATATTATTAAATAAAAAAATAATTATTAACTGTTTATTGGGAGAAAAAGATTTAAATTATATATACAAATATGAAAATATGATATCAATCATGTTAATATGGTTAAAATTTGTATTTTCTTACACGAAAAACAATACCTTATCTAAACTAACAATAAATATTGCTCTTACTGATTATTTAAAAGAATTACCCACTAATAATTTAAAAATATTAGATGATATGAATTGTAATACTGGTTCTACCTATGCGTGTAAAAAAGATACCGAAATATTTATTTATAGAAAAGAAGAATGGTTCAAAGTATTTATTCATGAAACATTCCATTCATTATGCTTGGATTTTTCTATGATGAACGTTAAAGATTTCAATAAAAAAATTAATACATTATTCCCAATCGATAGCAAATTCAATTTATACGAAGCTTATTCTGAATTTTGGGCAGAAATATTCAATATATTATTTTGTAGTTATTTTACGATTGAACAGAAAAACGATTATAAAGAATTCAAAATGTTTTTCGATTTTTTTTTATACAATGAAAAACTACACAGCTTATTTCAATGTTCAAAAATATTAGATTTTTATAATTTGAAATATGAAAATTTATATAAAAAAGACGAAATAAGTAATTTAGCCAGGAAACAATACAAAGAAAATACAAATGTGTTTGCATATTATTTTATAAAAAGCATATTGTTATTTAATGCAGAAAAATTTATGAAATGGTGTGATAAAAACCAAATTAACATTTTAATATTCTCAAAAAATACAAGACATTTAAATAAGTTTTTTAAATTTATTAAACATCATTACAAAGAAAATGATTTTATAAAGAATATCAATAATTTACAAATTAAACATAATGAGATAATAAATAATGATTTTCTTTCAAATAACTTAAGAATGACCGTTTGTGAATTGGAATTATAATAAATTGATATATAATCATATAATTATTATATATCAAAAATGGGAATCAAACTATTAAATAAATTCTTAAGAAAACAATGTAAGCAAGATATCAAATTAATTCATTTATCTGAATTAAAAAATAAGACAATTGTCATTGATATATCTATATATTTATATAGATTTAAAGGTGAGAATGCTCTGATCGAAAATATATATCAATTGTGTAGTATTTTCAAATTTTACAAAATTGATTGTCTATTCATATTTGATGGAGATAGACCAGAAGAAAAATCGGAAACATTAATTAAGCGTTCGCAACAAAAAAAACAAGTAGAAAAAGAGTGTAAAAAATTAGAAAATACTATTGAAAATGAAATAGATTCTACTAAAAAAAATGAACTGGAAAAAAAATTATTAAAACTAAAGAAGAATTGTGTTAGAATCAATAATGATGACATCGAAGAGGTTAAAAATTTATTAGTATATTATGGTATGAATTACGTAATTGCCGATGGTGAAGCTGATATATTATGTTGTTATATGGTTAAAAATAATTTAGCATACGCTTGTTTAAGCGAAGATACTGATATGTTTGTATACGGATGTACCAGAGTTTTGCGATATTTCAGCATAATTAAACATAACGCAGTCTTATACGATTATGATAATATATTAAATACATTAAAACTACCTAATAAATTATTTCAACAACTGTGTATATTTTCGGGAACAGATTATAACAATAGTAAATACAATATATATTATGCTTATAAAATCTTAAACCGATATATAAATCTAAAATCAAATGAAATGTTTTACGATTGGTTATTAGATAAATATATTGATCAAAATGAATTGGAAAAACTACAACACGTTGAAACGTTATTTCAATTGGATAATACAATGAAGTATAATATAATATCGAATAAAATAAATAGCATTAACTTGCAAGAACTATTATCACGACATAATTTTGTATTTACATAAGTATTTGAATTTCTATAAATAATTAAAAAATTTTTTATTTAATTATTTATTCAATAATACTATTTACATAGAATTAGCAGTTGGACTTTTACCTCCTTTTGCGAAATGTGGACTCATGTATCGCTGAAGATTAAAGTAAGTCAATTCTTCGTCTTTCTTCAACTTCAACAATTTACGCAACTTACTGTCTGGAAGAATATGTCTTCCATTCTTTGGGTCTTGAAGATTATGCTTACGAATATAAGCATTAATTTCACGCGTTACTTCAGTTCTAGCCATTTCAGTTCCCTGATCCTTTCCTAGAAAGTTTGCCAATTCATGACTGATTTGTGTTGGCTTTACAAATCCAGAAGGAGCACGAGTTCCAGCATTCTTACGGCGTTTACGACCATTTTTCATTGCAGCTTTCATTTCACGATCGGTTCTCTTTTGAAGAACACGAACTTCAGATGTTACTTTTGTAAGTTGACTTCTAAGTGCAACAAGTTGAGCAAGAAGTCCTGAGAATTGATCATCCAGAGTTTGAACAACCGGTTCCGCTTTGGGTGCTTCTACGGCTTTAACAGCGGCTGCAGGGGCAGCTTTTGCTAGGGTTTTCTTTGCCTTTGAGGCAGTTTTAGTGGGGGTGGCTTTCGGTGCGCTTTTTTTTGGCATCTTATAATCTATATAAGCGCGTTCGCTTTAAGTTCGTTTTGGTAAATATTATATTATTTATTGTCTGCAAAACAAATAACAAATATAATATTTATGTAATAAATATTTATGAAACTATCATAAAAGAATCATACAACCATGGAAGAGCATTCGCCGCATTATTATTAACCATGGTAAGAGCTCCTAGTATATACAATGCACCTAATTTACAATATTCTTCATTTTTCCCATAAGTTATCAATCTATTTATTAATCTCAACATTTTTTCTTGTATATATTCTATTTTTTTATGACGCAAAATCATAAAATTAATATTATTAAAAGGAGATCCAGATGGTGGAAATATATTTTTTTTTGTTTCCATAGTTATTTGTGCTCTATAATTCCATATATCAATTAATTCTCTTAAAAATGAAAATAGTTTTATTTTACTTAAATTAAGAAACCATGATATATTGGTAATATGTCCAAATTTATCTATTTTTTGAAAAATCTCCAATGTTTTTAGTTCTATCTTTTTTTTATTGGATAAAATATCCAGATCACTTTTGTCTACTTCTATATTGATATCATAATTATAAATATTTCCTATATGAACAATTCGTTTTATTTTATATAACATGTCTTCTGGAAATTGATTTCGATTGTACGGATTTTTAGTTTCTTTATTTAAATAAATTAGATTCCATAAAGAACATATATCAAATCCATATATAAAACCATCTTTATCCTTGTATGTAAATAACTGTTTTTTTGGCAAATTCTTTATTTCTTCAAATAATAAAAAATCGGTTTTATTACAACACAACTTTGTATTTTTATAACCTGGACCTTTGAATTTTTCATATTGACGATATAAATAACCTCTATAATTCTTTTGAATCTTAATACAATAATATGAATATTTTAAAAAATTATATATTCTATACATCAACTCTGATTTATTCCCACTTACTTTTAATTTATATCTTTTACACATTTGCTTTAACTGATTAACATTGTAATTTATACATACAATATTTTTATAATTTTCTGGTTCAACTATTTTAAAATCACAAGATTTTACTTTCTTTCTCTTTTTTTTTATTATTGGTCTTATATCATCATAAACATATTTATGTAAATAGGTTTTTGGACTGAAATTTTTTTTTATTTTAATATTATTCATTAATATATATATATTTATTTATTATTTATATTGTTTAAATACCTTCATTAATGGTATAAGTATTTACAAAATAAACTTAAAAAGTATTGGATTATTAATTTTAATATGAAAAGGATTCTATTCTTATTTTTATCTATTATAAGTGTTTTTTCAATGCCTGATAATTGCAATAAATTATGGACCGAAACATATAATAATCAAGAAACATCCATGTATTTATGTAAACAAAACATAACAATTACAACAACGCCACAACATACTACTACAACAGAAAAACCAACTACAACAACAAGTTCAACGCCAACTGGCGATGATATACCTGCATGGTTGTATGAATTATTACAATCACAGGGATGGGAACCACCTTCCAATATAGCAACTACAACAACACAACCACCCGCAACAACTGTAAAATCCACTACACGGGCACCAACGACGACTCAAACACCAACGACGACCCAAACACCAACGACGACTCAAACACCAACGACGACCCAAACACCAACGACGACTGTAAAATCGACGACCCAACAATCAACTACTATATCACCTACAATATCACCTACACAACCCATAACAAAATCATATGATATAAAAAATAACTCTATAAATATTGCTAAAGATTTAAAAAGTGAATTGAAACAAGAAGAAATAATAAAACGGGATAATATGATAATAATTATATTAGGATTAACATGTGGAACATTGATGGTAATCGTCGGATGTTTATTAATAAAATACAAATGTAAATTAAATAAAAAAGAACCGATATCTCCTGGAAATGTTACGCTAAAAATAGAGGAAAAACCTGATATCGAAAATGGCATTAAACCACAAAAAATGGCAACACTTGAACCTTTTAAAGGTAAAGACCTGGATATTTTGAGAAAACAATCATTCGATAGAAAGAATAAAAAAAATCATATCAACAAAGAAGCAATAAATATATTGAAACCAAAATTACCAAGTCCTCCAAATATACCACCGCCTCAAATAAATAAACAAGAACGAGATCCCCCTAATTTAAACGACGCAAAACATCAATTCAAAAAAGTAGCATCTAGATTAAATAGTAAAAACAGAAATAGTTGGAAAATACCAGAAAAAAATATTTCACATAATAAACATTTACCCCCTATGGCACCCAATGCTAATACTAAAAAACAAATGAATATAAAAGAAATTCCAAAGAATGATAACCTAAATATTCCTACTATGCATGCTGATATCACTATCGACAAGAAAGATAAACACATGGGATTCTTATTAAAAAATTAAGTATTTGATTTTTGTCATTTTGCAAAATTAGAAAAAAATTGATTTAAAAAGAATCAAATTAAATAGAGTATAATTATAATGTCGAAAAATACTACTCAGTGCGTTAAAGCTAAAGAATTTGAATGTGATCAAGTCACATATAGTAAACCTTCTGTAAACAAATATGGTGGTAAAAGTATTAAGCTAGGTCTTAATGGTAGCAATGGTTTGGTTCTCCAATTTCCTCTTATGTTGACGTGGGGCGTCAATGAGTGGCCCAATGAACAAACCGGTCAAGTTAAATATGATTTGTCCCTACAATTTGAACCTCAAAAAAGTGCTTCACAGGCTAAGTTTTTGGCAAATATGAAAGCACTTCAAGAAAAACTTTTGGAAGATGCCTCATTGAATGCTAAGGAATGGTTTGGGAAAAATAAAATGTCTAAGGAAGTCGCTGAAGCTATGACGTGGCCTTTTGTCAAGTGTTATACTCGTGATGATGGTTCGGAATCATTTACTATGAAGCTTAAAATTCCATTTTGGGAAAATAAGTTTATGGTTGAACTATATGATACTGAAGGTAAACCAACCTATTTGATGAAGGGTGGCGATGCTAACAAGGGAAGTCCTGTTAATTTGATTCAAAAGGGTTCTCATATCGTAGGTTTGATGAAATGTACACAAATTAGTTTTGTAGGTGGAAGATGGGGTATTTCATGGTCATTGGTTCAAGCGAAGGTAAGGCCTCCCCAACGATTGTTGGGAAGTGGAACTTGTCACGTTGCAGACGATAGTGATGATGAAGATACATTGGAAACATTGTCACAGAAAGATAAAGAAGCAAATGAATCAGACGATGATGAGGATGTAAGTAAGCCAACATTTGAGGAAGATGAAGACGATGAAGAAGAGGAAGAGGCAGAACCAGAACCAGAGCCAGAGCCAGTAGCTAAGAAAAAGAAGGTTGTTCGTCGTAAGAAGAAGTCGGGTCCTTAAATATTATAATATTATTTGAATAATCATACTATAAAATTTTTTTATATTATGATTTATACATTATTTTTACGCCTTGTTTGTTTTCTTTTTACTTTTTTATTTTTTCTACGTGTTTTCTTCTTTCTTTTTCCTCCTTCTTGAGTTTTTATATATTCTTTACTGTCTATAAATTTTGTAAGTTCTTCTGTCGCTTTGTCTTTTAACTGTTGGTTTTTTCCTCCTGTACTTCTCTTATATATTTCTACAAATTGGTCGATCCAATTTTTTTTATCAACATCATTATTAAAACACACACCATTAATTTTTTTCATCAATTGGGTTATCTTCTGTGATAAAACTTTTACTTCATCATTTCTTAAATTCATTTCAGTTTTAAGTGTTTGTATTAGATCTCTTCTGTTCATAAATGTTCCTTTATCTGTTGAGCATTTTTCTTGTGCTTCTTTCTCTGCTTTTGCTTTTTCTCCTGCTTTTACTTTATCTGCCGCTTCTTTTTGTTCGGCTTCTGCTTTTGCTTTTTTTTCTGCTTCATCTTTTTTTTGTTTTTTTTCTTCTGTATATGATAATCTATCATCATTAAAGAATGACATAAATTGTTTATATATAAAGTCTTTTTTTTGTTGTATCTCTGTTATTTTTTTCAGACGAAACTTTCTCTGGTTCTGTTTGTAGTAATCGTTTACTTTAACACTACTACCAAATTCTTCTTCCATAGAGTCCATCCAATCATTCATTGTATTTTTACTTTCAAAACAATAAAATTTTTGTAATTTTTCTATTATTTCACTCTGCTGAATCTTTTTCAACTGATTAAAAGGGTGATGTATACCATTGCCTGTCAACGTTTCTATTAAATCTCTAGGAGAATCAGTGTGTCCAACCTCCTTGCATGTTTGTTTAACTAATTCTTCGGCTGCTTTTTTTTTTTCTTCTTTTTCTTTATCTGCTTTTTCTTGTTTTAGTATTGCTGCTTCTTTCATGGCCTTCTCATAATTTTGGCCTGGGTGTTTATCTTCCCAACTTTTTTTTACCTCTTCCTTCTTCCTGGCTGCTTCTTCTTTTTCATATTTTATCAGTTCGTTTTTATGTCTTCTATTCATTTGTATTGAGGTTTCGTTTTTTTTCAAAAATGAGGGTAACTTATATTTTTTATTTCTAGTCTTCTGTTGCATTTGTTCCTTTTCATATTTGTGTCTTTCTGGAACAGTCATTTTATTCCA